GACATTACAACCTATCTAATCAATATATATAATATTGATTCTTTTAAGCTGTTTAAATTCCGAATAGTCGTCGTGTAGTCATCGAATTATAAACATAAAATAAAAAGCTATATTTTTATTTGAAAAACTATACTTTTTTTGAAAATAGCTGTAATGAGCATTGCAATACGTTCAATGTTTTCAAGTGAAATATTCTGAATTTCATTAAAAAACAAAGATTGTGTAAGTTCTATATCGCGCTGTATATCATTCAATTTTTTCGAGGTTTCTCTAATTCAGCACCACGTTATTGAATAGATTTGTGTGTTGCTCTCGTAATTCTTGGTTCCTTAGATTAACTCAATTCTGATTAAAGTTTCTGAATTAAATCATTCAAAAACTTTTAATCATCATGAGAGTTTAACAATGAATGTTGTATAAATTTATTAAATTTACAATAAATTTTTTATAATTTCAAATCGCGTTGATTTGAAAAATTGAGTATTAGAATCAGCATTTGATTCTTTTCAAAGCTTCTTTTAGTTGTCCTTTGATTTCTTTGAACTGAGTATGAAATATAGAATAAAAAGTATCATCTGCTGTCTCAGAAAAGAAAATACGTTCTCGAATAGCACACTCCTCTTCAAAAAATGTAACTACTTTGTTTCGAAAGGTTTGAAAATCCAGTGTTTTTTGTTCAAGTTCATCTTGTAATTGTTGACTTGATTCAAGAAGAGATAATAACACATGACAACCAGAGAAAAGAGATTCAAGCGAATATCTTTCTGAAAAAACTGCTTTGATTCCGTCAATCTTTAGTTGGAGTTCAGTCAGTTGATGCAAGAGTGTATCCAATTTTTCAAGAAATGATCGCATCATTTTTGGATCAATTTTCGGGATTGATTCATCTTCATCTTCATCTTCATCTTCATCTTCATCTTCATCTTCATTTGATCTATGTTCATCTTGATTTGGTCCATATTTCATTCCATTGAAAAATGTTTCTGAGTAAGTTTCCAAAAGTTGGAGACATTCGTGGATACTTGGACAAAGATTAATCATTCTTTGAAGCCTCGCAACAGCTTGACTTTCGAGAAAAGACTTGACGGACAGAATCGCAATGATTTGCTTTTCAAGTTCTGAATATTCAATTGGTTCTGATGATGAGATTTTTTGAATCAATTCATGAATCATCAATTGTAGTTTGAAAGTTTTGCCTTTCTCTTCTTTCAATTCAGTCAATTCTTTGGACAAAGAAGAAATGTCAAATGTAACTGTGTTCGGGACTGGGGGACCACGTTCTGTTAATGAAGCATCAATCATTTCGTTCAATTGGGTTGCAATTCCAGCGACAATAGATTTATTTGCATCTCGAATATTCTGATTGATACCTGATTGAACTCTTGAGAGATCAATTTTAACCATTTCCAGTTGTAAAAGAAGACCGCGTTTTTTTGCTTCCTCTTTTGCTTGTTGTGCTTTTGCTTGTTGTGCTTTTGCTTGTTGTGCTTTGGTGGTAAACATTTTTTCTTATAAATACATAAATATATTGATTGAATTTACCATCATTTTTTTAAAATATTACTCTACTGGCGCATGATTGGTTTAGGCATGTCGTTGCTCCTCATCGCCATCATCCGCTCATACTCTTTATCAATATCCGCCTTTTTACTCCCACTATCAGACTTTTCACGTCCATCTTCCCCATTCTCCTGTGGAGTATTAATCTGGTCATTCCCTTTACCCAAGAATACAAAACTATGCTCCATCGGATTCTCGTTTCCAATGAAAGAAAAATTATCAGAAAATCCGCCCATAGTTCCAGAATATGCAGACACATTTCCCATAGCGTAATTTAGGTTAGTGGGGTCGCCCGTCTGTCCGTCTATTTTAGGAGCCTCCGGAGCCGGTTGATTAGAAACGGCCTTCTCCTTCTCTTGTAGAAAAATCTGGTTCATTCCCCGAAGCCACCTAAATGCTTCGGTTCCGGAGAGTGGTTTCGGTATTTTGGGGACAATTATACATGGAACTGCTGTAATCTCTTTCGGAATATTCGGATTATTGTCAATCATAATCCTCTTAAATTTGTCAAAAAAAGGAGACTTGTATAGTTGTTGAATAAACTCCTTGCAGTTGGCGCAATAGTTGCTATAAAATAATAGATATGTATCTGGACTATTCATACTTAAATAAACGTAAATTTTTTTTAAACTTAAACTAATTACAAAAAATGATTTAAAATTATTCGTTATATTATATTAATAAAAATGATTACTAAAATTGTTAAAAGTAAGAACAACTCACTTAAATTCCAAATAAAAGGTGATTATGATGTTTGCGTCATTAATGCCCTACGAAGGATTACAATTGCGAATCTTTCTACATTCGCATTTTTGAGAAATTCAATCGTTTTTCAGACAAATAAAACCATCTATAATGAGGATTTTCTCTCGATGCGATTTAGTCTTCTTCCTCTAAATGTTTCGGAGTTCGAAAAATTAGAGAAATCCGGAGACTTCGATTTGGATTCCGTCGTTGCGGAACTGGATGTTTCCAATGATAGCAAGGACGTCGGAGAAATAAGGTCGGTATATTCCGATGATTTCCGGTTCTACTATGGAGATGACAGGAAGCCACTTGATGTTTCTAAAATGATAACAGTTCCAAAGATTCTCCTCCTAAAATTGAAGCAGGGCGACAAAATTGGGTGTAATATTCGCGTAATGCGGGGGACACATAAAGATAACGGGTCAATGTTTTCGCCGGTTTCCAAGTGCGTCCATTACTTCGAGCCGGATATTAAGGGATATGCTCAGAGGGCCGATTCAGTCAGTCCGGATGTTGCCGTGTTGGAGAAGGAGAAGACCTATTTGAAGAAGGATGACGGAAACCCATCTATTTACAACTATGAATTGGAGAATGATGGCCAGATCGCGATTGAGAAGCTGTTTCCATTAGCGTGTGATTATGCGGTCGCCTTGATAAAATCGAAGCAGGCCGAAATTAAAGAAATTGAGAAGAGTTCGATTGTATCTATGAAGACGAGCCCCACTAATATGGAGGGATACGACTTCATTTTTGAAAACAGCGATGATACTCTCGGGAACTGGGTACAGACGGCGGGTCTCAAATATAAGGAGATTAAATACATTGGATACAATATCCCCCACATTTTGGATAAGAAACTGTTTGTTAGAGTGAGTTTAGGGGAAGGAGTCCCCCGCTCTAAATATGAGGCCATTATGATTGAAATTATGGACTCTATGATAAAAACTGTGCAGAAATTGAAGAAAGAATATCTGGATGCGATTTAGACTCCTCCGGCCTTGAAGTAGTTTATTTTGGAGATTTTTTCTTTGAATACTTGCTGGATGCGATTCATATATCCTAAATACCAGAGTATTGCGATAATAATGAGGACCACACGGTAGTCTAATATGAAATTGAATATGGTTCTCGCAAGAGATGCGAAAATGATTAGAACAATTATAAATATGATTTCCATTTGATACTCTCTTAATTTAGACGATATGTCTTCGAATGTTATTTTTTTATTCATAATAATTTAAGTTGAGAATTAAATTTATTATCTTAATAAACTTAAATGAATAGTAGTAGCTTGGTTGGTTCTCCTTTAACAGATAATGATTCTATGGTTGGGGCGGAATCATTCAATAATGGAACACGCCGTAATGAGGACGATGGGATGATTTCATACAAGGATGATATGGATAAGAAGTTTGCTTCTTATACTACAATGAATTTTTACAATGATAATTCACGCCAGAAGTTTATGAAGAGTTTAGATAATGTGGGGATGTCTGCCACAAAGAATAGGGACGGTTTCGGAAGTAATGTAGATACTGAGAGCGGTTTGTTGAAGTCGGTCCTAACAAATGATAAAATGCCACAGCAGTTGGCGACAAGGCCATACAATGTTCCTTATATGGGGGCGGGAGAGACCCATATTGTTCAGCCGGAAGTTTATAGCCGGTTAGTTAGTGGGGCCGAGACGAGGGTTAAGAAGGCGACGGATGCTTTATCAGGGGTTTCTATTGACCGCTTTATTCCGATGGTCCCGTGTTTAGCGAAGAATATTCAGAATACGGACCACATTATTCCGGAGTATTGGATTCGGGGAGGAGAGAGTAGCCGTGCTTACATCCAGAATGTAGATTATTTCAAGATGTGTGGAATTCAGAGATAATTAAGAGAATAATTATTTTATTCTAATATATTATAAATGAGTTCAAACCGATTAATGTATGATACTTGCGCTTATGAGAAGACGCTTAATGAGAGCGTTGGTCCATTCGCTTATAGCATGTTTCAGGGAAAATATGAGAATTGCGCCAAGTGCCGTATTGAGTTGGGTCAGGTTGGCGGAAATGGGGTCAGTATTTTTAGCGGAAATTTAGTCGATTTGGAGAGCGATTTGCGGGGCCAGACTCGGGCGAATAGCTTGTGCCCTTCCAAGAAATTCAATCCTTCTTGTAAAATGCCGAATGGAAATTGCGATGGTCTCCCATGCGACGTGTCGAAGCAGTATCCCCTTGTGAATCAGCCATCTTGCCAGATGGTCCGATACGGCCCCATTCCGAGGGAGCCAGCTTTTAAACCGAACGGTTGTAATTTGAAGAAATAATTGATATTGATATTGATTTTATATATTTTTATATTATAAAATTATTCTATTTTATAATATATAATGAGTTTTAATAGACCAATGTATGATTTTTGTGAGGGTAAAAAGAGATTACAGGAGAGTGTAGATGCGGGGACTTATGGTATTGAGACCCCACTCATTTGTAAAAACTGCCTCCCGAGCGACCCCAGAATCATCCCAAATAAGATGGGAGTTTCAATGGACAACACGGTCCCATGGCGCTTTTATGCGGGCCCTATCGATGTAGAGAGCGATTTATTCAACCTGAATCGGGCCTATTCCAACTGCCCAACTAAAAAATACCGGCCCAATGCGAAGAACTGTTTAGCGACGAATCAGGGACAACCTGCGGGGGCGGGGGTCGCATTACGAACGCAACAGGCTACTAATTATCCGGATGCTGGTGTTTATAGGAAGGAGTCAATTTATCCTGAGGGTCCGAAGGGGTCTCGTCAGATGTATGGCGGAAAAGGAGTCGTTGAGGGGTTTGATGGGCGGTCAAATCAGACATTGAAGGATTTTCCAAAGGCGGGTCAGCGATGCGGGGACGGAAATCTTACTGATTTTGATTCGTGTGGTTTTAACACCGAGGACACGCGTTTGAGCAACCCACCGAGCACCCTCAAAGGGACAGGAATTAACCGGTTTCAGACGCTCTGTTTCAACCCACAGGAGAAGATTTTCTTTCCGGGCGATTATCAGGTGAGCACGCGTCTCGTTTTCCGTGATAATCACCGGCCATGTATCCCGAGCTTGGACGTCATTTCGCGGGCGCCTCTTCCTGCTCCGGCGCCGATGCCCTGTAATGAGACCACAAAGACATGTGGGGCGTTTACGAAGGCTATGTATCAATACGACGTTTGCGGATAATTATTATCGATTTTTTACCCATTATAATCTTCAAATTTATGTAATGTTGATGATGATTATATAAACATGAAGAATTTTCCTGAAATCATTTCTTATTTGAAAGAGATTTGTGATATTTGGAAGTTTAATTTTCAAAATAATTTATAAAAATTGATTGAAAATATAGTTCCATTTTTGTATTGTAAAAATGGAAAACATTGAAAACATTGAAGCTCAAAAAGAATTTCTTTCGAAAATACTCAAACTTATTCCAGATTTGGAATCGAACGGACCAGAAATTTGTAATGTTGTTTCTATGTATTCTGACATGGAAACATATGATGTTTCAACTAAGAACATTATATAGTTTATATATGAACGCTAGAACCATAAATTTATAAATGTTGATTTTACAATCAATAATCTCAGAATTTAAATTTGAGATGTTCATCATTAATTTGTTTGTTCCAAAATATAGACAATGAATTTTTGTCTTCATATCTAGAAATATCATGAATTAAAGAAGAAAAGATGATATTTTTGTCAGTTTCCATCAGTCGCATTGTTGTTAAAATCTGGACTTGTTTTTTCGTCATCGGATATGAGTCCGAATTGGCGAGTTTTTGTTGTAATTCTCTTAGAAATTCTCGGGTGAATGGCATTTTTTGAGAAGCAAATACCTAAAAATATTTAAGTTTTTACCATCATTTTTTTATTATAAATTATATGAGAATATTATCATATAATCTTTTTTGGAGAGTTTTTGACTGTCATGGACAATTCAAACGATGTATATATAAATCAGAAAATGTATGTGTTCGCAATATTCGGGATATTATATTGGATATAGGAAAAGAGCAAGATGAAATATATCCAGATTACGATTTTATGTCATTACAAGAGGTCGCTGTAAAAAAAATAATGAGAATGAATTTTCCAAGTGGATTCATAAACAATTATAAAATTGTATATACGACAGTAGGTAATGATTCAGTCTCCATATTTTATAATAAAAAATATCATCTTATTAAAAAAATAGGAGGAAGTTTAACAAATAATAAGGATAATCGAGCATTTCTGATTGCAGTATTTCGTGAAAAAATCATCTATATTACAGCACACTTTCCACATTATAATTTCAAAAGTGTTTTGAAAGCAATTTTTATGACACTGCGCAAAATTACTCAATATTGGGACCCGAGCTATAATATAATATTAAGTGGAGACTTTAATCATGTTCCGGACCTCGATTATTTAAACCAACTCGAACTTGTCCGAACATTTTACAATTCGCCTACACATTATACATGTTGTAGAGAGAACCGGTTCGACAAATATGAAAAAAAATACGATAATATTTTTACAACTTTTGGACCAGCGGTTGAATATAAGACTCTATCTAATCCTGAAAAATACAATATTAATAATGTCCCTCTTATGTCGGACCATCTTCCAATCTACTGTAAAATTCCGAATACTTTAACGGCTGGATGATTCTCATCGGATACATACCAACACATCCGCTTTTTGTCCCATTTTGCGCCCATCTCCTTCGCTTTCTCGCGTGCCTGATAGGAAACGCGCAAACAGAACTTCGCTTGCTTGGTGGCAGGTTCAACCCCGATTGCTTGGGAAGCTAACGCATCTGCGCGTTCATTCCCGATTGAATGCGCGTCCTGCTTACCAGTATGAGAGAAGACGTGATGAAATGAGACATTCGGGCGCAACAGCGAGAGGCCTTGCTTTATTAGCTCAATATTCGGGACCGGTTCGAGGAATCCCTTCTTCTCCAATTTGCGACCATAGGTGGTCATACATTTAATTGCATATTCAGAGTCCGTGTGGACGACGACTTTTGTATTGGATTGAATTTCCGGTTTTAATATAGTTAGTGCCGTAATAATTGCTGTAAGTTCGCCGGTGTTATTAGACTGCTTACCGATGACCCGCTTCGAAACATTGCGGGAGTCATTTTCTCCGAAGTATACTCCGATTCCTGCTTTCGCGTTCGGCTTTCCATTGTGAATACAACTTCCATCTGTATATACATCGATATGTGCGCTCATTTTTTGTATTTGGGGTGGAGGGTGTTGCGTTTTAACAGTAGATATTGTGATTGTTTTAATCTCTTTTTTTGGTTCGGATTTCTGTTCAGGAGGAGCGCTCCCATATATATTCCAGAAATCTGTTATTTTCGTCGATTTTGCCGGTGGTGGAGCCATTATGTAATAGACGAATATTTTATTTTTCGTAAAACAGCTTAAAAGATTCTGGATATATAATCTATATATTATGTCTGAACATTTAGATATAGAAGAAACTACCGGATTAACAGAAATCCGAAAATTCGAGGACTTGAAGCTATCGGAGTCCCTTCTAAAAGGTATTTACGCCTACGGATGGGATAAACCGAGTGTTATTCAATCAAAAGCGATCTTACCCATTATTCAGGGTAATGATATGATTGCTCAGGCGCAATCAGGAACCGGAAAAACAGGAACTTTTTCCATTAGTTCATTACATGTCTGTAATGAAAAACTTCATTCTCCCCAAGTAATGATTTTAAGCCCCGTAAAAGATTTATCTATCCAGACTTGGAAGATTATTCGAATGTTGGGACAATATACTGGATTGAAGACGACCCTATTAATTGGGAAAGGCTTCGAGAAGGGAAGTGGCGAAGGTGGTGGTGGCGCAGATAATTCACGCTTTATGGAGCGTGATGATATCCCCGAACCCGACTATAAGGCGCAAATCGTGGTTGGAACCACCGGTCGCGTATGGGACAGTCTTCGTCGCAAAAAATTGGACCTCTCGCATTTGAAACTCATTATTTTGGATGAGGCTGATGAGATGCTTTCAAAGGGTTTTAAAGAGCAGGTCCAACATATTTTTTCTTATTTACCCGAGACTGCCCAGATTGCGTTATTTAGTGCCACTATGCCTCCTGAAATTCTGGACCTAACACAGGAATTTATGAAGAATCCAGTCCAAATTTTGGTTAAATCGGAGAATTTGACATTGGAAGGAATCCGTCAGTTTTATGTATCAGTGAGCAATGAAGAACAAAAGTTTGATGTTCTCAGTGATATTTATGATACGATTAGTGTCAGTCAGGGAATTATCTTTGTGAATTCGAAGCAGAAGGCGATATACTTGAAGGAACTTCTCGAAAAAAAGAATTTTATGATTGGTATGATTCACGGAGGATACAATCAATATGAGAGGAATGATATCCTGATGAATTTTAAACTTGGAAAGACGCGCATTTTGATTACGACCGATATTTTATCGCGGGGAATTGACATTCAACAGATTTCGCTTGTTATTAATTACGATATACCATTTAAGGTGGAGCCTTATTTACATCGCATTGGGCGAAGTGGACGCTTCGGTAGAAAAGGGTGCGCTATTAATTTAGTGACGTATGATGACGCCTCAAATTTGAAGAAGATTGAGCGCTATTATGAGACGTTGATTGAGCCCCTTCCAATGAACTTTATTGATGTTATTAAGTAATTGTAATTTTTACGATTGATATCATTTATTATTTTTCTCTGAATAAAATAGATTATAATGGAATTTATTTTAGTGGGTGCCGTTGCTGGTCTTGGATTTGTGCTAAGTAAAAATAATAACCCGAGACAGACAAAAGTCGGTTATTTATCGAAAGTATCGAAAAATTATAAGCCGTCGGGAGTGAATATTTATGAAAACCGGCGATCGCAGGAGGTCTGGGATGAGCAACAGAGTAGAGCGAACGAAGTATTTGCGAAAAGTCGGAACGGATTGAAGACGAATTATATGATTGCGGGTCCTCCGGTCCCAATATTCAACAAGATTGATGGGACTGATAACACTTTACCAGTTGAATTTATTGGGGGAAATGGATTGAAACAGAAGGCGGAGGCGATTGATAGGGAGCTCGGAAAGAAAGTTTACGATAATGAGATTGATCGCCCGATGAATGACATGCAGATTCCGACATTGTTCAAAGATTACGCGGGTGCCGGTGGTTGGGATGGTATATCTCTTACTGGAAATCCAGTGGATCGCCAGAGTTTTTTTCACAATAATATGACCCCTTTTTTTGGGGGGACCGCAAAGCAGAATGTGGAAGACACTGCGAACCAGACTTTGTTGGAGACTTTTACGGGGAATGACTCGACTTATCAATCGAAGATGGAGTTAAAGAGGGACGATTTGTTCCAGCCGGTTGCGAATTTGGCGAATGTGTATGGCGTGCAGAATTTAGATGGTTATAATTTAGACAGGTATGTGGTGGGAAATATAAGGAATAACCAGTCGCCAGTTGAACCAATTCGGGTCGGTCCGGGCTTGAATCAGGGTTTCACTGCGGAAGGTAGTGGTGGTTTCCAACAGGCGAACACGCTCGACTTCATTCAACCGAAAACTGTTGATGAGATGCGCGTTAAGACGAAGCCGAAAGTGTCTTATGAGGGTGTGGTTATTCCGGGAAGTGGAGTTTCCAAGCCTGGAAAAGTGGGAATTGTTGCCAAAAATCAGCCGGATACATTTTATGTCAATTCACCGGACCGTCTATTTACGACGGTGGGTGCGACTACTGGTCCCGCACAGCGACCCGCGATTGACGTAAAATTCACGAATAGGAAGACAACTGAGCTCAAAACTAGGATTGGATCGGCTTGTCCGGCGGCCACTGGTAGCCAACCGCAGTTGAAGCCAAAATTCCGGAACTCGTCGCGCGTTAATCATGGGGGAGCTGGACCACGTAATCAGAATGCTCAGGGCCAGTGGGGTATTTCGGGGCCGAATAATGCGATTCCGAATGACTACGGGCGCGGGAGCTTCAAGGCGCGTCCGAATATGCGTGTTATTTCGGGGCCGAAGATGCAGGTAACGAACTTGTCGGCCCCGAACAAGAGCAATCGGGCACCCCAGAACCCGAATATTAAGCACACTCGAAAGAATAATGTGGTTGGGAACAATAGGTGGGCCGGTAATTTCCAGAACACTGGTCCTACGAAGGCGATGGTTTATGACCCAAATGATGTCCCGCGAGAGACAATCAAAGAGCAGAACATTGATAATTCACATCAGGGCTATTTCCAGAACACGGGCCCGACGAAGGCGACTGTTTATGACCCGAACGATGTGTTGCGGACAACCATAAAAGAGCAGAACATTGATAATTCACATCAGGGTTATTTTCAGAATACGGGCCCGACGAAGGCGACTGTTTATGACCCGAATGATGTTTTCCGAACAACAATTAAGGAGCAGAACATTGATAATAATCATCAGGGCTATTTCCAGAATACGGGCCCTAATAAGGCGACTACATACGACCCGAATGATGTGTTGCGGACAACAATCAAAGAGCAGAATATTGATAATTCTCACATTGGCTATTTCCAGAATATTGGCCCAAATAAGCCGACTGTATATGACCCGAATGATAAACCGCGATATACGATTAAGCACGACACGATGGTTAGGGATAATGTTGGTAATATTCAGAATCAGACGGCAGGTGGTGGTTATAAGAATATTAAGATGAAGGCGAAAGATACAAATCGTATTACGACGAGCGTCCATTACGTGGGTGATGCGAAAGGAGAGAGTCGCGGTGGATATAAGAATGCGAATGTTAAGGCGAAAAATACAGCGCGTCAGTTTCATACGGGGGAGGTTAAGGGGAATGCAGGACCTGCGACTGTTAAGGCGCAAACGTCATATGATGATAGTTATAATATGTCGGTTAAGACGATAAGGGAGCAGGTGGCGGTTGGAAGAAAACCGGCCCACTCTGGACCTAAGATAATTTATTCTAAGGATGATATTAATATGAAGACCACGAGGACAGGCGATATTGATAATGCGAGGATTGAGGATAGAGGTGTCAGTAGCACGAAAGTATATAATAGTATGCCACAGAAGAATCAGTTTGGGGAGACACATTATAAGGACACTTTACCAAATGAACCATTGGCGGATAGGATTAATCCGGAGATTTTGGATGCTTTCCGGAAGAATCCATATACACAGTCATTACACAGTTATGTCTTTCAATAAAATAATATTATAGTAATTATATGAAACCGTATAAGCAATATTATACAAGTTCTTTATTCAATATTAAAAATAATATTGATTATAATTTAGAAACTGCATTCATTAATGTTTTTACGAATGAAGACTTAGAAGTATTCAATAAAATTGTGAAGAAATACGTTATTTATAATAATGATTTATATTTTTTTAAACATTTGAATATTGTTAGTAAAATTATTCAGAGTGGTATTCCAATTTTTTCTGATAATATTAAGATAAGGAAATATTTATTTGAAAATGGGAAGAACGCAAAATTTATTACAAAAAAGTATATTAAAGTTGATAAAAATATTAATTTAAGACCTTTTAAAAGATTTAATATTTCATCAGATGAAAATGTCCCATTGGTTCTTAAATTAAATGAGAATATTGAATTAATTATAGAACGATTGACAAAGAAATTACCTACAATTATTGTTGATAAAATTAATATTTTGGAGATTGATGAAGCAGTTTGTAATAAACGATTGTTATATGTTGAAAATATTGATAATTTTATAAAAAGGATTACTGTTAATTTGTATATATCAGAAGCGTTAAACCATTTTAAAAAAAGATTTCAAAAATTCTATAATAAAAATTATTATCGTGAAGTTGGTATTTGTTTATTTTTTGGATTATATTTTGAAGAAGATATTAAAATATTGAAAAATCATAATGGATATAAATTTTTAATATGGGGTGGGACAGATTGTAATTGGAAATATCATATTCGCAATAAAAATTTTGAGAATATAAAAAATATACCAGATTTATATCATATTGCAATTTCAAGAGATATTCAGGAAAGGCTTTCTTTAAAAAATGTAGAAAGTATATTTTTAGATTTAAATATGGTTGATAAAGAATTATTTAAGCCAGTTTCAAAAAAAGGGAATTCAATATTTATATATAATGGATATTCAAAAGGTAATCAGCATATATATGGAAATAAAATATATGAAGAAGTTGTTCAATTACTTCCAGAATTTAATTTTATATACAGTAATGAATTAAATGCACCACATGAAGAAATGCCAAAAATATATGGAAAATGTTTTATTGGATTACGTTTAACTGAATACGATGGGAATGCAAATATGGTTCAAGAAATGAAAGCGATGAATATACCAGTTATTCATAATCAGAGTGATTATGGATTAAAATGGAATAATGTAGATGATATTATTAGATATATAAATATATATAAAGTATAATACAAAAACAGAAAAGAAAATGAGTTAAACTTTATATAAAATAAAATAATTATATTTTTATTTGAAAATATCTATAAATTATAATGTTAATATTTTATTTCTTCTTTCTAATTCATATTTATCAACAAAATGAATAACTTTATCTAAATATGGAGTATTTGATATTCCAGTTGTATAGTTTTTAGTATTTAAAGAAATTAAATCTTTTGAATTTATAATATCATAAAATGTATATTTATTATTAAATCCTGCATTACAACATCTGAAAGACCATTCCAGATGACTTTGACCGCGAACCTTATATTCAGTTTCATTAAAATATCCAACTTTATCTACAACATTTTTATTAAATGTTAATAATACACCATTTGATTTTAATACATCTCCTTTATGTTTTAATTTTTTTTCATTTATATAAACAGTATTATTATTATTTTCTAACCAACATAAATGTTGAATATTATTTTTAATAGATGATTTGTAATATTCAATATACCAATCATTTTTAAATAAAATATCATCATTTAATATAAATCCAAAATCATAATTAATATTATTTGAATATTTTAATATATAATTACTACTGTAATAAATATAATGTAAATAACTATAATTAATTATTAAATTAACATTTGTAAATTTATTAAAAATTTCTTTTAAATAATTTTCAAAATTTTTATCTTCTTTATCTAATAAATCAAGACCTTTTGCGATTAATATTGTAAAAAAATAATCATTATTTAATGTTAAAATTAAAGAGTTTAATGTTTCTTTTAAATAATTATCTCTTTTAAATGAGGTTATTCCAATATAAAAATGAGTTTTATTATTATTTTTATTTTCAATGAGTGTTATAGTATTTTCTATATATGGTAATTTTATATAATTATTTAAATTCCATCTGAATAATTTATAATCATTTATTCTTTTTCTATTTAATATGGTTGATACATTATCTAAGTTTGCGATTATTAAATTTGGGTTAATTATATATAATTTATCTTTATTAAATTGTGTTAAACAATCAGAATCAAATGGTTTATTAAATAATTTTATTTTTTCTAATATTTTATTATATGTTGTTGAATTATAAATACATGCGAAGGAACCATTTGATGAATCATTTGGACAATAAAAATATTTATTTAAATTAATATTAGTAAAATCTCTTTGTGAAGAACCAAACTTTATTATATTAAAATTAGATAATTTAATTAAATTTGTTGAAATTAATTCTATATTTAATTTATTATTAATAATGATATCATCATCAAATATAGCGACATATTTGCTATTTAAGTTTGAAAATATTTTTTCCATTGTAAAAAGATATCCAAATGACCCTCTCGATAATACTTTTCTACCTGCCATTTTATCATCTTCATTAAATGGTAATTTATAATATTTATTCCAAATATCATCATATTTACTATCATTCCCATTACATGCTTCAATACGTTTTATATCAATACCAATTTTATTTAATATTAAACTATTTATCTTAAAATTTTCTTGTTTATTTTTTAAATTTATCATATATACATTATCACCGCATAAGTAATTTAATGATATATAATTTTCAATTTTTATATTAAAACTTGATTTTATATTTGTTCTTAAATTTAAATAATATTCTCCGCTATGTTTAACATTAAAATAAATATCCTTATTATTATTGTAATTATGTAATAAATTTCGAAATATATTTTCTTTTTTATTAATGTCGGTAATATGATATAAATAAACTTTAACATCAAAATAACTGCAATTTAGTTTATAAAATACATTTTTATATAAATTTATCTTTATAAATTGATTATTTTTAATATATTTATATGTATAATCATAATTAAATATATCAGAAAACAATGGATTATTGAATAATAATTGAAATTCTTCATTAAATTTAACATTAATTGTTGGTTTATTATTTAATACTATATTTATATTTTCATTAATAATATTATCTAATATTATATCATTATTATTTATAGTATATACATTATTAATTATTATATTATTTTTATTAATATTATATTTTTTATTCCGTAATAATTTTATATCATTTATTAAAAATAACCCATACAATTTATACTCCTTCACCTTAGTGCTAACTTCTCCATTATCTCCCCATTCATTTTTTCTCCAACATATACCAATATCGCTTGTTATGATTTCATAACAAGTATCTTTATGACTTAAATTATATTTAAATGTAATACCTCTAACTCCATTTTTAATATAAGTATTCACTTTATTTATAAAATTAGAATCTCCATGTATTTTTCCATAACATATTTTTAAAACAACTTCTGGGCGCTCTTTATTAATTTTCTGAAATTCTTCAATTATTTCAATTGTATTCTCTTCTTGACATAATGTTCCTGTATACACTAATCTAATTTCATTATCATTTCTTTTTGGTAAATTAAAATCATACTTATATGCAACTACTGGAACTATTTTTACATTGTTTATTTCATTTGTTTCAAATAATTTTTTTAATTTTTCTGATTGTGTCCATACTTTTTTAAATTTGTTATTCAACTTTTTTATACTATTTAAATGAATATCTAATCCATAAATGATCGTTTTACGCAACAAACTCCAATTTTCATTAATTATATCTAATATTAATTTACTCCTTAATATTATTTTATTTACTTGATCATCATATTCTTCTATTTTTTTCAATGTTTCAGTCGGATTTAAATTTTTATCTGGATTTATAATATTTAATTTTGATTTATTTTCAATATTTCTTAAATTACTATCATTTGTAATTTTATAGTTCGATATATATATTATATCGATACCACCTTGTATAAAAACATTAATTGTATTACTCCACCATATAGTTGCGCCATCAACCACATTTAAATTAATATCAGCGTGTATTAATATTTTATTTTCCATATATATAAAAAGATTTTATTTTTATATATCATGCCGAACGCTATATTACCTCCATATCCCACTTGTGAAACAATCCCAGAACTTTGTGTATGTAATCAATACCCCGTCCGCAAACTTATCGTCGTAAATGGTAAAGTAGAAGTTCTTTTTTTATACAAAGGCGTTGTTCCATCCTAAGCAAATAATACCGAAAATATAATTGAAATAAAAAACAGAATCCACGATGTAATCTTCATCTCTTTTGGGAAAGTGGTCCCATTATTTGTAGCATATTGATTAGTCGCCCCCATATTTGCAAAACTTAGATTCGGAGTTGAATTTGCTGGGGACTCATTCTGTTTTATTGGTTCGTTAAACAATATATTTGACATTTACTATATCATATTTAGAAAAAATTTGTGAGTAAAAAATGGATTTTATTTATCTTTTCAATAAATAAAAATGGCTGAGGAAGAATTAAGTGCGAATGCGCTCGTTGATGCTAAAAATGAATACACTAAACTTCTAACCAGTTATCTTACCCCTTGTATTACGGAAGGCTTCATCAGCCTTTATGAAGACGCCAAAAATGAAAAAGAAGAAAAGAGGAATGATTCTCGCTATGATGATTACAGTGAGATACAAATATTCCAAGACTTTATCAAGAAGATTCCCAAATGGAATCAAGATATAATTGATAAAGAGAGCGACCGAATTATTCAGAGGTCAAAATGCGACTGGCTCGAACGCCTACTTTACGGCGTCTTTGTGAGCAACGCGAAAGTCTTATCCATCGTCCGGATTCAACCCAAGAAGGATGATAAGATGAGACTGAAAATTCCGAAGCTCCGGAATTTTGTCCATAAGTGCTACGTCGAATGTGGGCGCGAATTATATAAAGTGGCGTATTTGTTTGACGATGAGGACATAACCAGCATAGAAAAACAAAAGAATGTTCGAGATATTAACTCAATTGTTCGGGATGGAGTTGTGGAGGCCGTCCGCAAATTGCTACCCATCCAAGATATCCTTAAAGACTGTATCGGAAACATCGGTGGTGAAAATACAATGAACTCTACCCTCCAAAATGAGACAACAGGGGGTGATGGCGGGGACTCGGAAGAGTTATTTAGAAAATTCACGAGTAGTAATAAACTGAAAAAGGGGATTGAGGAAATACATAGTGAAACCGAAGGACTTTTTGAAGAGGATGATAGCGAGACAGCGGTGTCTATGGCGCAAGGAGAACCAGAGGAGAGTGTTGTCTCTCAGAAGTCGTCCCGTTCTTTAAAGAAAACAGAGGAGAGTGTAGTCTCTCAGAAGTCGTCCCGTTCCTTGAAGAAAGCAGAGGAGAGTGTAGTCTCTCAGAGATTAAAGAAAGAAGAGAGGCAAATTGAACAAGTGGAGCCAGAGAATGAACGCCGATTGAAAGAGGAAAGCTCAGTATTTCCTGAACAAAAAGATGAGAGTTTAGTGGATAGTCAAAGTGTAGTATCTCATCAAGAAACGAGCATTGTCTCTCACCGATCCGAAATGAGCAATGTCTCCAAAGTGAGCGAAAGAACGAATCCGACTATTAAGAAGATAAGAACAAGCAGTATAATACGCAATAAGGACCGGCGCAAAATGGAGCAAGAACAACTGGAACAAATTAGAAGAAAACGGGAACCAACCGTTGAAAAAGTCGAGAGAACACGAGATAATAATGAAATAATCTCATATGACCTCCAAGATTATGTCCAAGAAGAATATATTTCCGATAATTCAGATAACTAAGTGATTTCGTTCAATTCATTATTTTTTTTACTGTGAAAAAATAATGGGATTCAGTCATTTAATTAAAAATCCACTCGTGTTTGGAGCAATCGTTGGAGTTTTCTTATGTATATTGCTCTTCCTTCACGATAAGTTTTTAGCCAAAAGCAAAGAAGACAAGAGTAGTTTAGGAACCTACTTCAAGCTCTTTTTTGCTGGGTTCATTGTATCTGCGCCTCTCGTCTTTTTATTATATAACCGCGATTTGAGCTTCAAAGAGGTTGAGGCCGGAAGCGGGAGGTCAGTTTCAGGGGGCGCCATGAGCGATGTTGAAATGACATCGTCTTCATCGTCATCGGATTCCGTTTCGGAGGTTATTGAAGAAGTCGCAAAGAAAGTTGGAGGAGGGAAACAGTCGGGGCAACGAGGTGGAGGCGGTGGCGGAAATGGGCGCCGGTTTAAGACAATGAACACGGATGTTCCTAATATGTAAGCCACCCCTTTTCACTTCTACTACGTAGAAGTAAAAGGTGCGAACCCCCAAAAATGACCCACTACAAGACTTTTTTAGAATATAAATCATAAATGCGATTAGATATATATCCAGACTTTTTTGGAATAAGATCTGGGTTATTTTATAAGTGTAAATAATTGAGTATTATTTACACTTAAAATTCTAAAAATACAAAACTAAGTTGATTTTGGCTTAGGTTTGGATTTTGCTCTGGTCTTCTTTTCAGAAGGCGCGTAATCATTAGTCATTTCATCAATATGTAAATATTTTATTATATTCTTTGACGTCATATCTTTTGTATGTAATTTCATTACCTTATGAACAATCTCATACTTCAAAAGTGTTTCTGGGCTCAAATTTATAATTTTAGTCCGCATATCTTTGTAAAATTGGGTCGGTAATTTTGACTTTTCCTTCAAGTATTTTACCACTTGGTCCGCATAAAATTTAGTGTTCTCTATCATATCGATTACTTTCCAGCCCCAACCTTTCATATCCCATGAATAAGTAAATACACTTGATACAATACTTGGCGTCATCATTATACGAATCGGACAACATAATATTGAACCAAGAATATTGAGGCTTTGCGAACCTTCTATAAATGCTATTACAGGAACCTTCTTCTGGATTAAAGATAAACGATAGTTCAGTTTATTAAACCATCTGACCATATTTGATTCAGAAAAAACCCAAATCGATTGTGGTCTAAAATGAATTATTAGTGGCTTCACATTATCATCTTTTCTTAAAAAATTATTGTCTAATTCCAAACACAATAGATTCAAGTCTTTTATTTCTGATAAATTAGTTGGAACTAACGTTGAAGTAATCAATTCATTCGCGGTCATCTCATCTGAATCAATATAAATATGATTAAGGTTCGTTTTCTTTAAGAAAGTATGAATTGATAAACTTAGATTTGAACTGTTTGAATAATGTGATGGAGAATTTATTTTTGGAAAGCGCAATATTCGATCGATGATTCCGTGCTTTAAGCAATAATTGGAATCTATAAGCAAATCGCGCGAAATGAATTTATCAATCTCTTCATTCGTTAATTTTGTCCGTTTGCGAAGTAGTTCAATGTAATTAATCATTTTTGTATAAAAATATGTTTGAGTTTTTACTGTATTTGCGACTTTACCAAAAGTTCCTCCGGCGGCGTCATGAATAAGATACTTTGAATAATCAACCATAATGCGATATGGAGCAAGTAATTGAAATTCAGTCGCTGCGGAAGCACACATAGATTCAATAATTACGCATAAAGGTAAGCGTTGTGTTTGACTAAATACATTGAATAAATTCATTGAAATACAATATCCCCCCGGTGAACTTAAATGAATAACAATCGGTTTGGGGGTTGTTTTAATTCCAGATTCGGAAACGACCGTTTTTGATGCCTCCATCAGAAGCTTTTGTAAATTACCTACGGATTCATTATGAATATCGGAATAGAAATAAATGTGTTGGACCTTGTCCGAATACAAATCACTGTCGCTCATTTTATTGAAGGTCTCCTTTGATACTCGGACCCACTCATCGTATATGACATCGCTCGAAATAGAATTTTTAAGAATTTCAATCATTATATTAAGTATTATAAGAAAATAAAAATTTACTTTTTATTTTACCCACGGCACCAACATCCCGGAGGGCAAGGTGCTCTTGGATCGTGGTACCAATTCATGAAACTAGCATCCGATTCACAAGATCTTGTAAGCCGTTCTTTCGTCTCTTTTAACCGTTCGTCTGCCTTAGATTGGTACGCTGTCCAAATTTCTGAAAGTCGGGCATGACCTTCTTCTTCCGTGATACTCAGACAATTACGAAGAGCATCTGCGATAACTGCTGGATCGATCGGATTCGATACATCAACCGGTATTTTATACTTGTTGACCAATAAACTAAGTATTGGATGTGTGGGCAAATGTTTTCGAAACAAGATTGACAGCAGGTATTTAACATCTCGCACCTTCTTGTGGTCAATCTTGACACCAAATATTTTTACATTGTGAGGAGAATAAAGGTAATCCATCAACTGACAAATATATAACAGCACGGTAAACAGGCTGTATTCATTCAAACTTGCCAAACCGATAATCATTGATTGCATAGCTCCATCAGTCAATCGACAGTGTAAACCAGTTTTGGAAAAATCAGTTGATTCATGATGTCTTTTGCTGCTTCCATTTGGACCATATTTCAAAACAGTACAACAATTTGAGCAACAATAACACGATAGACAGTCTTTATCCCTCGCATGATGAACACGCGCCGCACTATCTGCATCTGGTGCGATTTTCCCACCATTCAAAACTTTGTTCTCAATTAACTGGAATAGTTTCATCGATGCACCAGTATTACAAATGGAAGAGGTAAAAGTAGAAGACAAAATCGCGAATAAACCGATTGGGTTAAATCCCTTAAACATCCCATCAAGACCAGTTGACAACCACTTCATTACTGAAAGTAGATCTTCGACTGAACACGAATAAGTGCATAATAGATTTTTTTGAACTTCTGGTTCATTTGGATTCTTCAATTTTTCGATCACATCTTTAATCGGCATTTCCAAGAACTCAGGATTTTCCAAGAACGCTTTCTCGTACTTCGCAATCATAACAAAATAATGTTCAACTTTGATTGAGGCATGATTAAATTTTAAAGAAAATTTAGTCATATCAGATTGGATGGTTAACCTGATTATTTCTTTAATTTGTTTGACTTTTTCAATCGCATTTTGTCTGGTACAATCTACTTGTCTCCAAGGTTCAATTGCTTTTCCATTCTCTTGTTCTTCTTGATGAATTTTCGCAATGTCAAGATCATCTTCTTTCTTCATTTCAATACGAACAAATTCACTAACCTCATCAACTTTGATAAATTTTTTTTTCAATTTGTGTAAAAAAACAAGTATACGATGTTCAGATAAAGCAGTATCCTTCAATATAACAAGAGTGAAGTTTTCGATATAATTCCTCGCGTAATCCTCCAAAAAGCGATACTTCATTTTCAGCCTCATAGAAAGAGTATTTACGTCATGAGACGGATTTGCTTTCAGTTCAGAAAAAATGTTTTGAGCTATTTTTGTAGCAGCATCAATACACTCTTTCCGTTTTTTTTTGACAGTTTTTGGAAAATCATTTTTGCGTTGTTTAATGCGTTCTTTAATTGCATTAATGCGATTTGCAGCATGGTTCGATTCTAGTTCTTTCTGAACAATCTCAGTTGCCAAACGCAGTTCCAATTGTGCTTCCTCCAACAACAATGAGCGTTCCAATTCAAGTTTTTGAAGCATCAGTTCATGTAACCTCTTTCCAAAATATTCTTTGATTAAAACGTTTAAATCATGCCGAAGTCTTAGCAAATCCATCACTGTCTTTGTTATACCGCAATTTGTACCAGAACTTGAATGACGTATTGCATGATTGATTTGAATTTTAAGTTCTTTTATTTTTTCTTCTAATTTCATTTATACAAATAAAAAGAATTAAATATACAACGATTTTAATTAAATTAACCATCAATTTTTATTAATTTACTTATAACGAATTACATTTTTTCTTATACATAAAAATTTGCGAGGTGTTTTTATGTAGAAGAAAAAATAGATTCGCGAAAGTAGTGATTAGAAACAATAATTCCGTTCTTTATATAACGGCTTATTTTAGCTGTGCAAACACCATGAAAAGCAGCAGTTTGAGCAACAGTATCCCATCTTCCAACGACTTCACCAGTGATAGAATCCACTTTTTCCACTTTTTTAGCAGTTGATGATGTCAGTTTTTTACTAACAGTATCTGATTCTTCTTTTCGAAGTGATATGCCGTAATATCCATTATTCGAACCATTTGATGTCCAAATAACTGCTCGAATAACATTTTTATTCTCTTTAAGGTAGCCTTTCATATCAACAATATCATTATCTGATGTATTTAGATTTATTGATTTTCTCCATTTTTGGTACTCTTTGAGAAGATTTGATTCTAATACTTTTCCTGTATCTAAGAATCGACAATTTTCAAAAATAAATGTCTCAATTGAAGAATTAACTCGAATCTTTTTGTATTCGAGCTCGATTAGTTTGAGACCACAAAAAGAATGAGAACCATCTATGCGCTTAGGCTTGAAACGTGTTTCCAAGTAGCTTTTCAAAGCGTGAAATACTTCTTTTTCGGGCTTCCTTCGATTCCATATACGGAAGCGACATTCCAGATTGACTGATTTTTCGTGTAGTTTGGGGTCAACAATACACATTTTATCAATGAATTCATCGAACCTTTGTTCCATTGTTTCTTCTTCGGTTTCTTGCTCATCATTTAGTTGGGTTTCATCAAATTTGGGATGATTTCCTTCTTCTGGGACAACCGCAGTTTCGTAAATGGACTCATTATCTTTATTAATTGAGTCAATTATTTTTATTTTGTTGTCTAATTTTTCTCGGAGTTCATTGATTTCCAATAAGTGTTTGTGAGTTTCCTTCTTGTGTTTTTCAATGATTTTGTCTATCTTCAAAGTTTCTTCTTTGAGTGTTATGTTTTCGTCTTTGAGTGTTATATTTTCTTCAACGAGTAAGTTGAAGTTCTTTTCATTGTAAGTTTTGTCATGGATTATTTTTTTTATAAGATTGATAATAACATCTGTCGGAAACGACTCTTTATCATATGCTATCATTTCAATTTTATTATTACCATTAATATTTATTTGACGAAGCTGTTTTGAAATTCTGGGATGCGTTTTGATGGCGGTTTCAATCTCGACTTTGTTGATGACCTTGAAGGCATGAATTACAATGAAGTTTTCATAACTTTTTCGATGATCGAGTGCTCTTTGTCCAAGATTATTTGTATGACCAAACTTGATGAGTGATTCATTCTTTGAACTGAGATTATCAATACGTCCAAGATAAACGCATTCTGTATTCAGTGGGAAATTTGAAATAATAACGGCTTCTATTTCTTTCATTTTCTCATACTTGATTTTATCAATTTCTGATTCTTTTTTCGTGATTTCTGATTCTTTTTCAGTGATAATTGTATCTTTTTCTTCCAATTGTAGTCGGAGTTCATTTGATTCATCATTTATAATTTCTTGAAGAGTTTCTTCTAATTTGATAAAATAATCGTGTATTTCATCTGCTTTTTTTGTTCCAGCTTTTAAACAGAATTTTTTGAATGTTTTTATATTCATCATAATTATTTCTCTATTATGACCTCCACGCGATGACTTTGATTCTTTCTTCGGATGTGGAACAATTTCATCATCATTTGTCATAAACATTTGCTCACGATGCTTCGTGAGCAAACATTTATAATCTTTATCAATGATAAATTGTTTTTCTAATAAATATTTTGAATGAGCTTTATTTGAAAACCCCAACCATTTCCACACATCATCCAAGTCAATTATAAAATCATTTATTTTATCGTATTTCAAATAACAATAAAAACTTGATAAAAATAGTTGTTGTTCGTAATTTGTAAATTTACTTTGTAGTTTTTCAATCAATTTTGATTGATATTTTGTTGTATTGAAAGTTGAGATTGGATTATTCTCAATAAGATTAACAATATCGATTGTTGAGTTCATAGTTATTTATAAGACTTTTATATTTATTATTTTACGCAAATAAAAATTTCAATTTTTTTATAAATTTTATTTTGTTCTAAATAAAATAAAATTATTACTATTGCTTTTTATAAACAATAGTAAATTTTTGGTATTCGTCTGAGCAAAGAATTTACTCCGAGTAGCAAAAAGTCTTCACCGAGTAGCAATAACTCCCCCGAAATCTCACATAAAATCGCAATTCTCCATATGATTTATTCCGCATAAATTTAATTAAAAACAAATCCGACTACATAAACGTATTTCATTCAATTTTTCTTATTAGAACGCGCGATTATTATTGTATAAATAATAAAATTATTTAGGTATTTAGGATAAAACATAAATATAAAATATATTTATGATATATAATAATGAGTCTTAAATTAAAGAAATTCGATATGAGTTCAATTAAAAGCGACAAAGTCGTTCTTTTTATAGGGAAACGTGAGACCGGCAAATCATTCTTGGTCCGCGATTTGTTATGGCACAACCGCGATTTACCAGTTGGGACAGTTATTAGTGGAACCGAAGGCGCCAATCAGTTTTATTCAAAAATGGTCCCTCCCATTTTTATCCACGAAGAATATCGTCCCGAAATTATCAATAATTTTGTTAAAAGGCAGGGTCGTTTGGTAAAAAAACAGGTTGGAGGAGTTCCGGAATATCAAAATATTGACCCCCGCGCATTTATGATTCTGGACGATTGCTTATACGATAACTCATGGGTCAAGGATAAAAATGTCCGGTCTTTATTTATGAATGGACGCCATTACAAGGCGTTTTTCATCATAACTAGTCAATACTCATTAGGAATTCCACCAAATTTACGCACAAATGTCGATTACGTTTTTGTTTTGAGAGAGACCATTCATAGCAATCGTAGGAGGCTTTTTGAACAATATTGTGGCATGTTTCCGACTTATGAGTTTTTCTGTACGGTCATGGACCAATGTACGGAAAACTTCGAATGTCTGGTAATAAATAATAATTCGAAGAGTAGTAAGCTGGAGGAACAAGTATATTGGTACCGAGCATCAGAGCATCCTGATTTTCGATTAGGAGCAGATATATTGTGGAAACAAGCATCTGCAATGTCATTAAATGATGATAGCGATGATGAAAATGGAGATTTCTTATCAAGTTATAACAACGGAAAAAATAATAGGAAACCCAGAATTGAGGTTAGAAAACAATCGTAGTTAATAATATAGTTTGTATATTTCTAATAATTCTGTATTTTCATTATTTTCAATCCGAACAATACAATTTTCAATAGTTTCAATCAATTTATCTATTTTATCATCAATATCAGTTTTACTTATATTATCATCTGGATTAAAACGGATAAATATCCATTTACCACTATGAATCATATATAAGTCATCATAACGGATTTCTTCATCTTTTTGGTCATATTTTCTATGTCCAAATTCGTCGGTTTCAACAGCTAAAATTGTATTACCGATTAATTTTCGATGGTTCATATAAATTCGCTTTGCGAATTTATAATGAATACGTTTTTTAATTTCGCTTTGCGAAATTAAAAAATGTTCAATACGACGACGATGTGTGCAATCACAATTACCTGTATAAAGAGTTGTATCATGAATAAATCCTTCAAAATTTAAATTAATCGCATTTCTAACCATTATTTCTTTTGTATGAGTATATATTATCTTGCTTCTTTCGTCATCTGGAAAAATACGTTTGAAACAAGTTGCACAGTATCCATCATATTTTGAACATCCAACTCTGGAATCAATCCAATGAATACAATTTGGACAGCGGTCTCCCCCTCCGTGTCTGGAACATTTTCCAGTTGGACCTCTTGCTCCAAATTTACAATTAGGATAACTACAGCGGACCCCCCCTCCGTGAGAGATGCATTTATCAGATGGACTTCTCGCACTGAATTTACAATTTGGATAACTACAGCGTATTCCCCCTCCGTGATAGATGCATTTATCAGACTTTCCTTGCGCACTTTTTGTACATCCAATTTCACTGCATCTTCGACCTCCTCCGTGTTCAACACATTTTTCAGATTTTTCTCGCGCAGTTTTTGTACATCCTGTTTCACTGCATCTTCGACCACCTCCATGAGCCTTGCATTTTTGAGTCTTTCCTTCTGCACTTTTTGTGCATCCGATTTCACTGCATCTTAGACCACCTCCGTGAGCCTTGCATTTATCAGACTTTTCTCTAGCACTTTTTGTACATCCGATTTCACTGCATCTTCGACCACCTCCGTGTTGAATGCATTTTTCAGACTTTTCTCTCGCACTATTTTTACACCCTATTTCACTGCATCTTCGACCACCTCCGTGAGCCTTACATTTTTGAGTGTTTCCTTGCGCACTTTTTGTACATCCAATTTCACTACATTTTACACCACCTCCATGTTGAAAACATTTTTCACTTTTTCTTGTTGCTTGATTTGTACAACAAGTTTCACTGCATTTTACACCTCCACCGTGTTGAAAACATTTTCCACTTTTTCCGATTCTACTTTTTGTACAATCTGGTTCAGTACATCGAAGTCCACCATGAGCTTTACACTTCCCAATTTTACTAACCGCAATCTTTCCACACCCAATTTCATTACATAGTTTTCGTGTCATTTTTATAATTTATAAATACATCAATTAGAAAAATTTTAAATCAATTTTTTATTTTAATTCCAAACTTTTCAACAAAATATAATTTAGTATATGTTTTTTATCTATTAGCATATTTTAATTCGACGCGATAGAATAAAAATAGGATATACGATCTCCAAAAAATACCATTTTTTTTGAAAAAAATAATATATTATCTTCATTTATTATAATATATATCATGACTAAAAATGATGGAAAGAATGGTAAAAAGAATCGCGCCAGTATTTCAATTCGTCAGCTTCTTCTTGAAAAGAAAAAATTGAGCACACAAGAGGAAAAATTGAAAAACATGAGGTGGGCCATGGGTTTAGAACACGAGACCCAGTATTATTTCATTAACAAGAACCCACATGCAGTCAAAGCAGACGCGGTCGTTTGTCTAACGTGGGAATATTTCAGGGATATACTTGGAGACGATGTAAGTGATAAGCCATATTATAAAGAATTAAGCACCGGAGATATAAAAGAAATCGAGGATTTATACATAAAAATTAAATCTACTGATGAGCAATATAATAGACTCTTAGATAGCGTATATGAAGAGACTGGTCGCAAATGTGGTGGAAAGGTCGTATTGAATAAATTATACTATAAACTCAATAATAAATATGAACCTTTACGTATGCCCGAGTTCATCACGAACAAGCCATTCTCTACTTTTAATGATAGAAAAGATATTGGATATTATGTTGGCCAATTAAATGAAACCGAACGAACATTTGAGGAATATATAGTTCAACATCCGATGTTAAAGCGCTATTTGAAGCAGTATGACCTCAAAATGATTCAATATCCATTTGGTATGTCTTCCAATATCCGTATTCTCGATAATTATTTCAATGGGAGCAGTAAACTAACAAAAAAAACATACACGGATTATTGCGGGAGTTTCCATTACACAATTACTCTCCCTCATGAGAACAAAGAGACATACACAGAGGCCGATGAGCAGAAGTTCGTAGATACCCACTACAATTTTGGGGCGATGTTCCAGTGGATTGAGCCACTTCTTTTGGCGGCCTACTTCTCCTGCGACCAAAATGCGGTTGGAACAACAGAAAAAAGGATTCGAGGGAGTTTCAGAGTGGCGCGGGTCGGTTGGGGGAATTTTGCTGGGGCCGATATGAGAAAAAAGACGAAGGGAGTTGGGCGATATGCGGATGTTAAGCAGAAATGGCGCGAGGGGTTCGACTTTTATGAGAGCAACATCATTAATTACTGTAATGTTCCGTTCAAATCGAATAAAGAGACCGCAATGTCATCTTTTAGTAGTAATATCCGGACGTTTGCGCCGAGTAAGAATGCGAAATCTAAGGAAAGGATATCTGGCGCGCCTATGACAATCCCGAACGGAATGGAGATACGTATTTTCGACCATTTTCCGACAATGTATCTTGATAGTTTGCTACAAATAATTATTTTGGTTGCTTCAAATAGTACACGCACTACGGTTGACCAGTTCGTTTATGAAGATGATGACTGGATTGCGACTATAAGGAAGATTATGTTAGAGGGATGGAAGACAGAAGTCAGCCCAACTTATATCAAGAAGTTGGAGAAGATACTCAAATTAGAAGGACTCCAAATGAAATCTTATCAGGCGTTTGATGTATTGCGTGGATTTGTTGATAAGCTATTTGAAGTTAATAAATCGAGCGATTTTGTGTTTTTAATGTATGGCCCACAGAATCCCCCGCAAATCCCGAAGATTAATAAGTTCAGCTGGGACTTCGCATTTATGCTTAAACTTCTGAAAGATGAGGCGTGTTATGGAAATTTCCTCCGTCTCCTACAAAAAATGACTACATCTACAAAAGTTGATGATATACATAAATTTGTAATTGAATATATGGGGAACTCATGGGAGAATAATTGGAAAGATGTTATGTATTTTCTTGATGAAAAGAAACTGATTCACATCAAGGGAGATAAGTATGATATTAATGTGGAACTTATGAAGAGTTTTGTTGGAATAGACAATATAAAAATTGAAATACAAATACAATCAAATATACAATATTTTAATTATGATGAATTTAAGATTCAAAAAAAAAATAATTTTTTTCACGCGGATAATATTAAAGAGCGATATCGAGGTCTTGTTCCAAAGGTAATTGGATAGAGATTTTATTTTTATAAAAATATAACAATTTATATTTTTACCATACAACTTCAAAAAACGCGGATTATATTTTAAATACAAACCGAATTTCTCGCACGTTTTAGATAAAATTATGATTTTTCAAAAAGACCACCATATTTTTATCTAAAAAATCCATTATTTTTTTAGATGCTACCACGATTTTCAAAAATCATCATGCTTTTTGATGTTTTTAAAACTGAAATTTTTGTTCATCCATGCAAAAAAATAATTTTAAAAAAATAAAAAAAATGGTTTTATTACGCTTTTTCATTTTTGCGTAGGCGACCCATTTTTTGAAAATGTTGCGTAGTCCAGATTTTTTGCGTAGGCCCCATTTTTTCCCATGCAAAAAAAAAGTATGGTAGTAGGGCGTTTTTTTTGAAAAAAATGCTTGGTGATGTTATCATGTAAAGTATCGTAGTAGCTTGAAAATATTCGTGATTTTTCATTACCATAAGCGTAATGATTTTCGATTTGTGTAACGCGGGCATTACCATAAAAATTACAATTTTTCATTTTTTGAAAAAAATCAGTTTTTTGGAAAAAAATGATTATTTTTTACTATCTCAATATTTTTGTAATTATTGGTTGCAATGTTTTATTGTAAAAAAATGAAATTGTTGTAATAAAATATAAAATATTTTTAGAAAAAATATTTTTTTTTGAAAAAATTAAAATTGAATTTCATAAAATTTTTATGTTTTTATTTTTTTAGAAATTTTGGTTTTTTTAAGAAAAAAATAAAAAATTCGAAAAATTGAAAATTTTTGAATTTTTTGAAAAAAATCAGTTTTTTTAGAAAAAATCGCGTTTTTTTAGAAAAATTATGGTAGTCATGGGGTCAATGAAAAATATTTTATCATGCAAAAGCATGATGAGCTTTTTTGGTCCAGACGCATACATGTAAATGCATAGTAAAAAAGTCATTTTTTTCGTGTCTTACGCTTTTTACATGACATTTTTTATGTGTGTTTGAGATAATCCATGTAAAAAATGTGTTTTTTGGGATAAAAATGCGTTATAAAATTCTGAAAAAAATCACAAAAAATCGCAAAAAAATGGTTTTGCATGGGCGTTATAAAAAAATGAGTTTTTTTTATTTTTTTTTTGAAATTTCGTATCATGGGAAACCATCATGCAAAGAGATATTTTTATAACGAAAAACTGCACTTTTTGCACAATTACGCTCACAATCACTTTTTTTTATTTTTTATTTTTTTTATTCAGACTGTTCTTTTTTACAATCTCAAAAAGTGAACCACCAGATTTTGAAAAGTTTTTTCAAGAAAAAAATTTTCAAAAAAAATCAAATTTTTTTTGATTTTTATTTTTTATGGTAGTGTTGCGTAATAAATCAAAAAAATGACTTTTTTTTCGTCATGCAACTTTCGTAATGATTTTTTGTTATTAAAAAAACGATTTTTTATTTTTTATGATTTTACTTTTTATTTTATGCAATTTTTTATTTTATTTTATCAGTATTTTATGTATTAATGTTTTTGCGTTATAGAATATATTGTAAAAAAAATTTTCATTGTAGAAAAAACGTTATAAAATTTCAAAAAATAACGTTTTTAAAATCAAAAAAATCCCACGCTTTTTTACATGGGCGAGTAAGTCAAAAAAATCACATTTTCCATGCAATTTTTGCCATGCAAAAATCATCAAAAGGTCGGAAAAAAATACTTTTTGATCAACATCCTATTCAGAAACCTTACTCACTAATATATTCCAAATTATTCCGCGTTTCTAAAGTTACGAGATATACTGCAAATCGTTTTTTTCTCCGTGACGGTGGTTCCTTTTTCATGTTTTTTACTCATGTGTTAAAAAGTAGATTGTAAAAAGATTGTAAAAATAGAAAAATAAAAAAAAAGACTGTAAAAAAATTTTTTCATGTTTTTGAGCTTTTATAACGGTCTTTATTACGCTTTTGCATGGTATCGAAAAAAAAACGAAAAAAATCACTTCTATGCAAAACATCATGCAATACGGTTTTTTAAAGCATTTGTTTTGGCATTAAAAAATATTAACGGTTTCGTATGATATAACTTTTGAGCGTTATAAAAAGATTGTAAAAAATGGAAAAAAATGAAAACCGTTATAAAATTGAAAAAAGAGCCAAAAAAGTCAAAAAAAATGAAAAAAATGACCATTTTTTTCAAAAAAATGAAAAAATGAAATTTTTTTCAGTATAAAAAAAAAGTTCTCGTGGTTGGTCGTTTCGATTTTTAAAACATCATGGTAATAAACATCACGCAAACGCGGTGCAAAAACGTGTTTTTTGAATTACCAAGGCATGTAAAAAAATCGGATTTTTATAAAAACAAAAAGTCGCATGGTAGTAAAAAAATCATTTTGCGTAGTCATTTCTCAAAAATATTAAAAATCGAAAATAAAAAACGCACTACGCAAAAAGTGAGTTTTCCCTATTTTTTGGAAATCATTAAAAATGGGTTTGGTTGTTCATCCATGTAATTTATGGTAATGGTCCAAAAAGTTGAGAATCAGTTTGCATGACAAACTACTTTTTTTTCTAAAAAATACGTTTTTTTGAAAAAAACCGAGATTTTTTTGATAATAAAAAGTTGAAAAAGTCGCAAAATGGAACTATCTATTTTTTTAACGAAAAAAACTATTGTAAAATTGATGTATCCATTTTTTATTTTTTAAATTTCCATTTTTTTTCTCGATTTTTATTAATTTTTTCGATTTGCGTAAAGAATTTGCGTAGAGGCCCAAAATGAAGATTAAAAATCCGATTTTTCTCTGGTAGTCTCGCATGGAGTGCAATTGAAAAAATGAGATTTTCAAAAAACTTTTTTGGTAGGCTTGCGTAATGATTTTTGGACTTTTTATAAAAATCGAAAATGACCTCTCGTAGGACAGCATGGTCATTTTAAGAAAAATTGTAATATTTATTCAATTTTTTTGAAAGAAAAAATGAGTCATTACGCAAAAAGATTACGCAAGCATTTTTAAACTGATTTTATTTGATTTATGATAGTCTCATGTTTTTTGTTGGGCTGGTTGAATAATGATTGCAAAAAGTATGTTAGTTTTTATTTTTTATAATTGCGTTTTACAAAAGTCGTAAACCGTTGTAAAAAAAACGTCGATTTTGTGTTATACATATATTTTTTTTATATTTTAGAAATATAATGAATATAAATACAATAATTCTGATAATGGTAATCCTCGTTCCTCTTATTATAATTATCAAGAAGGTCGCCGGACATTTTATAAACTCAAATAAGCGCGAAATGGTTCGTAAGCTCCTTGATGAAGAGCCCACCAAAAAAATCCAGATTATACCATCCAAATTCATCCGGCAACTCTCATCTATTATGACTACGAAATATTTCTGTCGTATCTTTTATAAAAAATACCTCGACGTAATAAAATACAAGAATGAGAACTCAATAACCGTCAAAAAATACATAGATAAAGAAGAAACATCGTCAATGGAATCCAACTATTTCTTCAACTTATGTAAAAATAAAATGGCGAACAACCTTTTCGTAAAAACAGATATCGACAAAAAATTCTGGGATAACTTTATCATACCAGAACTAACCAAAATATCGGGCCTTAACCAGATTCTTAATATTTCCATATTTTTTTGTGGAAACTCTTTACTACTACCTACAACTTATTTCAAAAATGATTGCTTCATTTTAATGATTCATGGAGATGCTGAAATCAGGCACATTTCTCCATCACTGACGGCCGACTTGGATGCTATGATATGCTACCCCTATTTTAGAAAAGAAATTGAAATGGTAGAAGGATTCATAACGAACGAAATCAGGGAGGGTGATTTTGTTTATCTACCGAACTGCTATCCCTTCCAAATCCATTTCCGGAATAATTATTCTAAGGCGATGAATACTATTTGTATAATCGAGTTCGATAATTTTGTAAAAACAGGGAAAATTGATAGAGAAATCGATTTCATTAAAATGGAACAAATACAAATGCGGAAAATACCGCGATTTGTATATCCCAAAGATTTAGAGAAAGATGAACTCGAACTTTTATGGAAACAAAAAGTAATAAATGGGGACACATGGGAGAAGAATATCAGAATAAATAATATTATATAGATTAATGACTAATGCGAATGCAAATTCTAACAATAACTCTCCGACCCCAATTGCGAAAAATACGGTCAATAAAACAATTTCCGTATGCTTGAAAGACTGTCGCCTCTTCGAAAACAAGGGCACCAAAGTGAAAGATATCGACCAAATCGCCTACAAGAATGAGAAGAACTATCAGAATTCATTCAAGAAGAGTCCAATCGCCGATTTTGAAAAATCCATCCCCGAGAAAGACAAAAAAGAAATATCAGTATGTATATATAATTCTAATAATTCGGATGGTCTCTTTTCTGCATGGTGCTTCTACAAATTCATTGAGGAACACGGTTTATGTAGTAGCAATATTGAGTTTGTCCCAATGAGCCCCGCCAGTGGAAACCGTGTGGATTACCGTGTCCAAAAGCTGGAAGAGAAACTCCGTGGGAAATGTGTCATTATTATTGATATTGCGTATAGTGATTCCAATTTGGAATATATTGCGAGTCTCGCGAAGAGAGTCTATATGATAGATGACCACAAACGCAAAAATAATAGCAGTAATTCCCTTGACAAAATCGCGGGATTGAAGGGGAACTGGTTCATCGGGGACGATAAACATAGTGCGTGCGCTTACACATGGCACTTTTTCTTCCCAAAAGTGGATGTCCCCATCGTCATACAATATATGGATGATAATGACCGGAAATTGAGCCTACCTTATATTTATCACCATCGGGCATTCATTTCATACATCAATTACCGGATAGTTCATAGTCCATATATGAAAAAATTTACATCTTGCGAGGCTTTCAGGGACATTGATGCTATGGTCAAAGACGTCGATAAAAATTTTATGCTGATGGTTGGACACTATTATGATGAGGTTGCTAATAATATAAAGGAGCAGGTCGCCAAAAATGCGCGTCTGGCCTACTTTCAGGGACATCCCGTTTATGTCTTAAACTATAATGACCCCGTCCTTTACAAGATGGTCGCACGCCAGATGATAACGAACGCAGAGAAGCGGGGTGATAGAATCGATTTTGCGGTCCTTTGGGGCTGGGAATACACGAGCAACGCTTACAAAGTGTTCCTTTCGGAAAAACAGGGGCCTCCTCCCAAATTTAACTTACCCGAACTGGCGAAAAAACTGGGGCATGAGGGGGGTCATAGGCTCGCGGGGTTCGGGTCGAAATGGGTCGGGAATTTCTACTGGCCACGGGATAAATCTCACGATATATGGGATTTATTTGATAAACGGAAAAGAAACGGAGAAAATAATCGGAGTTCTCCAAAGATAACGAAAAAATATTCTAAACAATAATATGGATAAATCAGAAAAGAGTTTTTATGTTATAATTAAAAATAAAAAATGCGGGAAATTTTCTGGGGCGAGTCCAATTCAAGTTGCGAAAAAAGTGGCCTCAAAAAAACTGAAAGCAGGAAAAGAAATAGAGTTTTATTTAGATGAGGCTGGTGGTAAAAATAAGAGATATGGGCCATATCAAGCGAGGAAAGATAAGAAGAGCGGTAAGGTTTCTGTTGTTAAAGGGAGAAAAGTGATGAAAGGTGGACTTTTAAGCATTAGCGATAGAGAAATATTAACAAGTGCATTTAATAATAATAATCAAATAGATCGGAGTGGGTTTATAAAACCAGTTAATGTTAATATAAAATATTATAGTAAATACCCACCTTTTATTGTTAATTCATTATTGATATTTTTTAAAAAAAATAATAAAGAACAACCAGAATATACACATGCAATATTTGTTGAACAAAATGGAATATATATTTGGATATTACAAAAAGGATTGAATGGTACCGTATCATTTATAAACTTTTGTGATTTTTTTCTCAATCCAGATTATTTAAACTTTCTTGATATAGATATAAAGTATATTTTAAATAACTTAAATGATATTACGTCTTCACTAATAATAAGACAAAGAGAAGGGAATATACTAAAAGGCATAGTAGAAAAAATTCATTCAGTTGTAGTAAAAGGAATAAATAAAATATGTTATCTTCCCGATTATTCACATCCACTTATAAGAAAATACGTATATCCTGATTTAGCATTTGGTATATTAAATGAAGAAACTCCGGCGAGAATACCACAGAATATAAATAGTTTTCCAACACCAGAAAGTCCTTATCAAAGATTTTTAATATTAACAAATACTGGAATGAGTGGAATGAGCGTAAATGAACCAATTATTTATGTAAGAGTTCCTATAATTCCGAAAATTGAAAATGGAGGAATGCAGACGAAGATTACGGAAATTGATAATTATTTACATCAAATAGATATATTAATTAATAAAATTAATATTAGAAATAATATAGGTTTAACAACTAGTATGAATAATATGAAATTAGTAACAGAAACAGGAATAAAAAAAATGAATAACCATATATTACAATTAGAACGTAGTTTAAAGAAAGAATCTAACATTCCGAATGGAAAAGAAACACAATTAATAAGATTAAATGAATTAAAAATTTTTCTTCAACAACAAAAACTTCAAATACTTCAACCACACCAATTACAAAATCAATTTAGTTTTCAACAACAAATTAAAAACCAATTTAGTTTTCAACAACAACTTGAACAAAAACACTTTAGACAACAACTTGAACAACTACATCTTCAACAACAACTTAAAGAACTTCAATTTCAAAAAAATCAAACCCAAATTAAACCGCGCAATCAAAACCAACAATTTCAACAAATCAAAAACCGTTCAAAACTTCAAGAAGAACAACGTGCAGAACAAATTCAACAACTTCAACAATTTAAAAAAATTCAAACACTTCAAAAAAATCATCAACTACAACTTCAAACCCAAATTGAACAACAATTTCATTTTGATTGTTGTATTTTCTCATCTGGATATAATCAATTAAAAATAATGTTTTATGATAATACAACTCAAAATTTTAGTTTAGATAATATTATTCAATTAATAAATATTAATACAACAATAATTCAGAATTTGATAGATATTCCACCAGAGTTTGGTAATTTTAGAAGAATACGTAATTTAATTGAAACAATAAAGAATCGACAGCGACAGCAACAGCTACTGCAACAGCGACAGCGACAACAATACCAACTAAATCAACTAATAAGAATACAACGTAGTTTACCACAAATAAATATTCCAATTCAACAACAACTAACAACAAATATAAGCCCAGTAACATTAGAGCAAAACGGAGTAAACCAATTAACAAGACTACTACAATTCAGACTACGACAACAACAACAACAAAAACTACAAAATAATAGAAATAGAGAAATACAACAACTAGAAGATAAAAAAAGAGAATTAAAAAAAAAATTAAAATCAGCAACTAATAATAATGATACGTCAAATTTAAGTGAACAAATTTCAATAATAAGATCAGAAATACAAAGGTTAACTTTGGAAAGTGTGCCATAAATCTCTAAATAATCATTTCCCAAAAATAATTATAATATTATTATAATTATAATGAATTATTCAGGATATGGTTTCATCGGTTTTGCTTTATTGTTTGGAATGATATTTTGTATATTTAGTTCCAGAAATATTGAGCAACAAGAATTCAAGAACACGCTCGACATCAAGCAACTCGAGATTTATAAATCAATTGTTGATTTCCGTCTCCAACTCTGGCTTCAAGGTCTCGCCCTTGGTTTAGTAATCGCCCTTCTTGTTTGCTATTTCGCCCACTCGCATTTCAATACATTTGGGGGCGCCCTTTTATTCACAGTGGTTCTTCTTTTCGTGAATTACATGTATTACACGCTCTACCCAAAACCCGCTTGGATGCTTGATTTCATCAGGGACAAGAAGCAGGTTAAAGAATGGCTCGACCTCTATAAGTTTATGAAGAACCGGTATCATTGGGGGCTCCTCTTTGGTGTGGTCGCATTCTTCTTTATCGGAATGTGTGGCTTCGATTATAAGGAGAACTCATTTATGTAATTCCATACACGATGGGATTTCGTTCCATACTCTATGGGATTACATAAAACTACAGACTATGAAATATCTGTAATTTTATGTAATTCCATACATAACAATCATCTTGTGGTCGCTAAGTTCAGGGTAATCAACAGCCTCTATTTTTTGAATTTTGCTCGGGGTGAAGTTAGTAAAAAAGAAGTCCGGTGTTGTATTATTAATCGTCGGCTCCTTCGGCTCGTATCCCTCTTTGAATTTGACTGTCCGCGAGAAATCGTGGAGAGACGTGTTAAAATCACCAGATACGAAACATTTGCTGGAATGTAGTGGGCGACAGAAGCTCCCAAATTCAAGGATTTGCTTTTTGTGTGCTAAAATTGCGTAATTATACATCCCAATCATAACATTCTGGTTCTGCATGTGTGTATTTATGAACCACATGTTTTTTATTTTGGATGCTAAAATACCCTTGTTAGAAAAACTGTCTTCTCCGTGGCTATTCTTATATTTATAGAAGACGTGGTCATCAATTTTCTTATTCGAAATCGTTATCATACCACTATTTATTCCAAAAAAACGTTTATTTCTTTTTGGATTATATACATAATAATATTTGTCGTCGCGGACACATTCAATAAAATTGGCAATAAGTTTTTTGTCGAACATTTCCTGTAAATGGATGACGACGACAGCCTCTAAATCTAAATAAGGCTTTAACTTTTCATAAATTCTATTGGCCTTGTTTGTGGGGGTCCCAGAGAAGTTGAATAGGTGGGGCAATCCGGCGACATTCCATGATATAAATATAAATTTCATCAATAATATATAACATATTATTTTTCTAACCTTTATTAGTTTCGCCAGCATTGCTTAATTGTCTGGAATAAAACTTGTCTGCGAAGCCCTGCGTCTGCATCCAAGAGTCGTCCTGATTAAACATCGTTCCGAATGTGGATAATACGGGCTGTTGTAAATTCTGCTCTTGCTCGAACGTTTGAGGTAAATAGCGAAACTCGACTACGGGAGGGGGGCAGGCCTGATTTGATTGAACGTATCCGACCACGACTAAACAGATACCAACTAAAAGAAACAAGATTACGATAGAACGCATAATTTTATATACAAAAAAATTATGGGAATTTTATAAATTTTCTGGATAATAATGGATTCTTTTATAAAATAAGCAATCTGATTTACTACAAACGTTTGCTTGTCGTTAAAACATTATTCTCTTCTCCTCATCCTCCTCTTCTGCACAAGACCAATCGTGATACTTATTACAGAAGGGACACATTTGACAATCGCAGAAAACCTTATCAGAAATACGAAATTTTTCATAGAAAGATTTTCCAATCAAAAAATCGAGACAACCAGAACCACACTGACACATTTTGTCATATGTCTGTGAGTATGGGTTCCAACGAAGACCTTCTTCACTGGTAGGTTCGAAGTGATCGGATTTCATAATCCTCTTCTCTACAAATCCAATCGTGATACTTATTACAGAAGGGACATATTTGACAATTGCAGAAAACATCTAAATCAGAAATATGAAATCTTTCATATAAAGATTTTCCAATCAAAAAATCGAGACAACCAGAACCACACTGACACCTTTTGTCATATTTCTTGGAGTATGGGTTCCATATATGGTCGCCGTCTGGCCTTTCGCAAAATTCATTTTGCAGGGTTTGTTCATTCCATCCCCAGCCTTCGCCGGTTTGGATTACTATCCCAAGTTTTTCGTTCAATAAACGAATCGGAACCATCGCGATACAATCCACATACTCTTTTGGTTCAAACTGTGGTTTTTCGAACTCTTCTCCTTCCAACTCGTATAATAATTCGTCCATACGAAATTGTGTTTTTTCCTGATTCGTCATACATAATATTCCATCATCATCGAAGTATCCCATGAATGGGACATGACCATATGGGACCACAGAATCAAAATTGCCTGATTCATGAATTTTTAAGACACGTGGGAATGAAGGATTTCCAGCATCGGTAGGTGTTGTTAAATAAATAAAAATATTTTGCATTATATGCTTTTTACTTGAAGCAATTACCATAAATATTTAGTTGAATTTACCCATCAATTTTTACATTGATGGGTAAATTCAACTAAATCCAACTACGTATTCTAAAAATGAACATTTACGTATATGTGGGATTTATAAAATATTGATAGTCATTCTGACTAACAACACCGCCCATTGTGAATATATTTACAGGTTTCATCCCATGAATCATACGTTCTACAACAATCCTCACATCTCACAAAACGAGAATTGCTGGAATCGCTGGAATCATGAGACGGTTTTTGACTATCGGGCCGACATTTACATTTGTCATCATATATGTGATCACAGTAATTGCATTTTTCACAATCACAGTATATATCCTGCAAACTTTCCAGAGTTATTTCTTCTGATAATCTTTCGACAGAAGGACATTCTGGTTTACAACACTGACCACATTCAGGTTCCCATGATTTCGTGTGAGATACCCAACAAGAATTTTCAGATGGTTTTGGAAGTTTTTCAAAAAGCCATGTATCCATATTCCAGAACCATCCTTCTTTATCAGAATAATCAAGAATATTTATGGCTGACTCTATTTTGGAAAGATCATCGGAATCTATTAAAGACATCGTCCAATCATCGATTAACATTAGTGCATAAATATATTCTCCACCATCAGTTGGAACATCATAATGCACTCCAGATCTATCTGTGTGAGTCATTGGATCAATCGGAATAGGTAAATATCCAAATGGAACAAAAATTGACTCATACTGGTTAGCCCAAACAACAATGACGGCGGACTCACAAGAATATCCTTCTTTTTTACGTAAATAATAAAAAAAATTATTCATTTTAATTGTTTTATACGCTAAAATATTTATTTAATTTTACCATCATTTTTTACATTGATTGAAAACCGACTACGCATTTAAAAAATAAGTATTTTATGGAAATCAATTTTGCTTTATCTAATATATATTGATAATTTTATAAAATATGTTTTTCAATATGTACACGATTACCATGGCCTGCACCGTATCCCATGACTCTTGAGCTCTTTCGCCTTTTGACGAGAACAGTCATAGTCATCAAAATCGTCGTCAGAAGATATTTCTTCAGAACTGCTTTCGGTTTCGAACTTGCTTGTATCCTCAAAAACAATGATCTTTCGATTTCCGATTATAGATTGACGAAGACCATTTATCCCAGAACACGTGCATTCTTCAGAAATGCTTTTACATCCGAAGCAATTGAAGGGTCCATCAGTTCCAGCGAGACGGTACAATGGGGTTTTGACAATCGATGTTTTCATAACCCATCCTTGGGATCTTGTATCCCAGCATTGAGATTCATACGAATCCGTAACCTCAAAACCGTTCGTTGTTTGCAGAAAAACTTGCTCGGTGGGCTTGGGAACTGCTGTCCATTTATCGTGATCCCATCGCATTCCTTCGCATAAGTTACCTTTCACATTCATGGTAATGCAAAATTGCCTTCCCTTAAACATGCGATTGTATGCTTTTAAAGCATCTTTGCCACTGGGGATCATCATGCCTACAACATGACCGATATTCGTTCCATCCAAAGCTTTGAACAAGACACTAAAAAAGTCTGCATCTCGCGGTATTTCATAGCCAAATGAAGTTGCAATAATTGTTGATTCATCAAGTAATGTTTCCATTGCTGGTATAGATATGTATCAAATATAATAAAAAATCTGTTAATTTTAACCATCAATTTTTAATTGATGGTTAAAATTATCAAAATAAGATGACGCATACTAAAAATAAGTATTTTATAAAATTCCAAACTAAATCACACTACATTAACTAAAATTATAAGATTACTATCAAACGCATAATTTTATATACAAAAATTATAAGATTTTTTATAAAAATGAGGAAAATACCTCATATCTGCCTATTAGGCATTTACTTGGTCCACCGACGTCATAACCAATAACCATCAGTATTATCATCATTATCAAAACTGTCATAACCATTATCAAAAATGTCATAACCATCATCATCAGTCGAATGAACACTCTTTGTTTCTAACTGACTTAGATTATCGCAGATGTCGCTATCACTGTCTTCGTTGTCAGTAACGGCAAAGAGTCTAACATGATTGATAAATGGAGGATCTGTCGGCGGTGGTGGTGGAAACCACCCCGGTCCTGGATTGCCGGTGATGATTCTAAGATTGGCAGTCAGACTGTCTGTCGAGGATGGTGGAAACAACGCCGGTCCTGGATTGCCGGTCATGATTCTGAGACTGGCAGTCAGACTGTCTGTCGAGGATGGTGGAAACAACGCCGGTCCTGGATTGAATTCTCCGGCCTCGCTATTGCCGAAGAAGGTTATACGATAGACAGACGGACTTGCATCCTCAGTTATGGCGCTATTGCCATTAGTATATGGAAATTTGGATGACGTCCAGCATTCTGGAGTTGGTTGCCATTCATATTGGGAACTCGGATCCCAGCATTCTGGAGTTGGTTGCCATTCATATTGGGAACTCGGATCCCAGTCGCTGTTGCTGTCGCCATTACCAACATCGTCATTGCCATCGCTGGCCTCTCCACCGCTGTTTCTGTGGCAATAGCACTCACATGGAAATTGACTGTTGCATTTGCGGTTGCAGTCACATTTGCGGTGGCAGTCGCACTCGCAACTGGAACAATCGTGGTTTTCTCCATCCATACAGTCGCAGTTGGGATTTTGGATCATTATTGTAGGCGACAAGAACCAATCAAGCCCAGCGCCGTCACGATGTAAACTGCAATAAGAACAACAACATTTATGTGTCTTATGCCGACATTCCCAGCCGTTGAAGAAGGGTCTTCGTCTTTCAGACGAATAACGTCTTCTTGGTTCTGTGCATCGTTTTTCCCGACAGAGTATTGGGATTAACGGGTCGGCTGACGTTATTATGATCACCTTCCAATCGTTTCTCATTGGACACCATACTGATTTAAAGTATCGAAAGATACACTCATCATCACCAACATTTGTGGCAAATATCGTAAGAGTTGGGGGTGGAACACTCATCCAGACTCGTTTTTTGTCATCCCAGATTTGCCCATCACAACAATGGTTTCCAGGGCCTAGTCTATTTAGACTGATTGTCCATAGCTTCTTACCACCACAGTTCATAATGGTATCGTCATCGACGAATCTGTTGATATCAGTCGTATCGTTATACGGATGCAAACAAGATTTTCTTGAGACAACATTCATGCCAACTACTATAACCGGCTCTAAATCAAGAACGATATTGCACAATACAAACTGGAAAAGCACTTGACCCATGTCGTTAAAACCAATTGCGAAAGCATCCACCATGTCACTGGCACCAGTTTTCAAGGATTCCTTTATTTGTTTTGTAAATTTTGTTATTTCTTCCGTTGTTACGGGCATCGCTAGAGCTGAAATGTGTATCAAATACACTAAAAAGTCAGTTAATTTTAACCATCAATTTTTAATTGATGGTTAAATAAAATTCCGAACTAAAATCCAATTACACTATCTAAAAGATATCCTTGACGATACTGCTAAGCATCTTATCCCTTTCCTCAACGGTAGGCTCACGTTCCGCATTTCCCGCCACAAAATTGCGTCCCTGTGAAGCCATCTGACGCCTCTGCATCCAAGGGTCCGCGTGTTGTCCATCATCAAGCCCCGATAACAGACCAACGGCCTCCACACTTTCATTCCCGCCACTAACAGGTAAATCCATGACCTCAGCTCCATTTCCCTCTGGCGTGGCCTCGGGAGCCTTTCCAGCGGCGGCCTCCTCCATTTTAGAATAAAGGCGGTCCTTCTCATTCACAATGTCGCGCAACTCGCGAATCTTGTCCTCCGCCTCTTTCATCTCCTCATCTGTCTTCGGCTGATAAAACTTGCGCTTCTGGTTCTCCTCGCGGGCGGCCTTCTTGCGCTCCTCAGTCTCATTCGCATAAACATCATCCTTGTATTTACGATTCTCTTGGTATTTCTTCATGAGGGTATTTAGTTGGTCATTGGAATACTCCTGCTCTGCTACGCCATCGGGGTTCGGGTCCCAAGGGAGCCAATAGCCCACTTGTCCAACGAAAACGTGGAAATTGGGGTCGCGACGTTGGAGGACCTTCGCGCGAATTTCGGCCTCGCGCTTTGACTCATACACACCGCGAACCTTCAATCCACGGATAGATGTCTGGAAATCATTGGAATCATTGAACTTGCGAGTGATTTCCTCATCATTCGCATAAAGGAAATCCTCAAATTTATCATCTACATTAAGGGTATCAATAAACTCGGGAGTTAATTTAGCTGGGTCTAATTTAGAGGGGTCATTCATTTTCTTCAAATCCTTCAAAAACCACTTGGCAAATTCTTTTACTAAAAGAGATTCTCTCCTTTTAAGAACTTTTTCGGGGGAAATGAAGGAAAGACAAACAAAATTCTGTCCGGGAATTTGCTGGTCTACTTCTAAAAAGTCTTCAACTGGTTCTTCTCTCTGATGAGCCATTTTATATTTATTATAATAAAGTTTTCTTTAAACTAAAACGCAAAAAAATAATCTTTGCTATAATTAAATGAACCAGCAGTCGAAAAGTGGGTTTCAAATTACCGAAGTATTAAAGCGTATTGTTAAATATTTACTTGAAGGTGTGGCGATTGGTATCGCAGCCATGATCATCCCTCGTGTTCGTGGTATCATTCTTCCTTGGGATACTGTTCTAATTCTCGCTCTTACCGCCGCAGCCGTATTTGCTATTTTGGATTTGTGGAGTCCTTCAACTGGTGCTTCTGTAAGGAGCGGGGCGGGCCTCGGATTGGGATTTAATTTGGTAGGGTTTCCTGCGGGAGCCGTTGGTATTCACTAAAACCTTTTAGAAAATAAAAAATTGATTTAAAATATTTCTAAATTATATATTTATAAATTTAGAAAAATGTGTATTATCAACAACTGCACGAAACGGTCGTGTTATAACTACGAAACCGAAGAGAAAGCAAGATATTGTTCGGAACATCGAAAAACCGGAATGATAAACTTTAAAACTTTAAAAATGAAGAAATGTCTTGAAGACGGATGTAATATAATTCCATTATTTAATTATGAAACCGAAGAAAAACCACAATATTGTTCGGAACATCGAAAAGAAGGAATGGTTAATTTAATAAAATTAAAACATAAAAAATGTCTCGAACAAGGATGTAATGTAATTCCATTATATAATTATGAAAATGAAAAAGAAGCATTATACTGCAGTAAGCACAAACTTAAAGATATGGTTGATTTAAAGAGAAAGAAGTGTCTTGATTGTGATAAAATACCAGCATTTAATATAGATGGTCTAAAAACTCCGATATACTGTTCAAAGCATAAAAAAGAAGGAATGATAGATGTTCGGAGTAAGACATGTCTTGATTGTAAGAAAATTCCATCATTTAATATAGAAGGACAGAAAGTTCCTATATACTGTGCTCAGCATAAAAAAGAAGGGATGATCCATGTTAAGAGTAAGATATGTCTCGATTGTAAGAAACAAGCATCATTTAATATAGAAGGACATAAAGTCCCTATATATTGTGCTAAGCACAAAAAAGAAGGAATGATTAATATAATCAATAAGACGTGTCTTGATTGTAAGAAAATACCATCATATAATATAGAAGGACAAAAAGTTCCTATATATTGTCTTCAACACAAAAAAGAAGGGATGATAAATATCATAAATAAGACATGTCTCAATTGTAAGAAAATTCCACTATTTAATTTTCAAGGTAAAAAAAATGGTTTATATTGCTCTATACACAAAAAAGAAGGGATGGTAAATGTAAAAATCAAGACCTGTCTTGATTGTAATAAAGTTCCAGCATTTAATATAGATGGTTTAAAAACTCCATTATATTGCACGATACATAAAAAAGAAGGAATGATAGATGTTCGGAGTAAGACATGTCTTGATTGTAAGAAAAAACCATCATTTAATATAGAAGGACAAAAATCGCCTATATACTGTTCTCAGCACAAAAAAGAAGGGATGGTCGATGTCGTAAATAAGACTTGTCTTGATTGTAAGAAACAACCATCATTTAATATAGAAGGACAGAAAGTTCCTATATACTGTTCCCAGCATAAAAAAGAAGGGATGGTCGATGTCGTAAATAAGACTTGTCTTGATTGTAAGAAAATACCATCATATAATATAGAAGGACAGAAAGTTCCCATATATTGTGCTCAACATAAAAAAGAAGGAATGATCGATGTTAAGAGTAAGACCTGTCTTGATTGTAATAAACATCCAGTATTTAATATAGAAGGACAGAAAGGTGCGTTATATTGTTCTGAGCATAAAAAAGAAGGGATGGTTAATATTTGGAGTAAAAAATGCATTGATTGTAATAAAATACCATTATTTAATATAGAAGGACAAAAAGTTCCTATATACTGTTCTCAACACAAAAAAGAAGGAATGATTAATATAATCCATAAGACGTGTCTTGATTGTAAGAAAATACCAGTATTTAATGTAGAAGGTCAGCAATCTCCTCTATATTGTTTTGAACATAAAAAAGAAGGAATGATCAATATTTTGAGTAAAAAATGTCTTGATTGCAATAAAATACCTGTATTTAATTTTCAAGATAAAAAAATTGGTTTATATTGCGATAATCATAAAAAAGAAGGAATGATCAATATTTTAAGTAAAAAATGTATTGATTGTAATAAAAGAGCATTATTTAATTTTGATGGAGAATTATCTGCGTTGTATTGCGCGACTCATAAAAAATATGGAATGGTTGATATAAAGAATAAGAAATGTAAAACACCACTATGTTCAACGCACGTCTCTGAAAAATATGATGGATATTGTTTATATTGCTACATACATTTATTCCCAGAAAAACCTGTTTCGAGAAATTACAAGACCAAAGAATACGCAGTTGTAGAGTTCGTAAAAGCATCATTCCCAGATTTATCATGGATTGCTGATAAAAAAATAACAGATGGGTGCTCCAAAAGACGCCCTGATTTATTTTTAGATTTAGGCTACCAAATTCTAATAATTGAAATTGATGAGAATCAACATCTTGATTATGATTGTAGTTGTGAAAACAAACGTATCATGGAATTATCGCAGGATGTAGGACATAAACCAATCGTATTTATTCGATTCAATCCAGATGAGTATTATAACGATGAAATCGCTATAAGTTCATGTTGGGGAACTGATAAAAAAGGAATTTCCGTAGTTAAAAAATCAAAAACGAAGGAATGGGAGAAAAGGTTAAACACGTTAAAGGAACAAATAACCTATTGGATTCATCCAGAAAATATAACAACGAAAATGGTTGAAACAATACAGTTGTTCTTTGACTCGGGGGAACTTAGAGTTCCCCCGTAGCCCCCTCCTCTTTTTATTTGTATAGTTATTTGAAGGTTTATTCTTGTTTCTGAAAGATTTATTATGTTATTTTTTGAAAGATTTGTTATGTTATTTTTTAAAGATTTGTCATATTATTTTTGAAGCGAATAAAAATTAAATCAAATAATTTTTTTCAAAAAAAAAGTTATATTAAATTATATATAAATGAATAAAAATGATAATAACACTCAAACTGATATCGACCCAAAATCCCAAAAATTAGTAAGCACAATTACATCATTTTTTACTTATTTTTCAATAGTTATCATTCTTTTCCTCATTCTCTCATATGTAGGCAATCAATATATTCCCGGAATTGGTCTAATGTTTCTTCCAATGTTTCTCCCTGATCCAAAACCAAATTTTAATTTAAAGAATGATAAGTCTTTCAAAGATTTTCTTAAAAAATGTCAATTTTGGAAATACTTTTATACAAAACCGTATTTAGCATCTCTTTTTCACAAGCCATCCGATGAAATAATAGAAAACCAAACAAATTTTATAATAGAAGATAGAGAAACTAAATTGAAAAAATACAGGCTTCTTGAAATGGGACCCAGTTTTTATCAAGCTATCGGAGGATTTTTAGGTAAAACACTCCCAGCTAACCCAGAAATAAATAAAGTTGAAATCGTTTTACAAGATTATGATGACAACTTAAATACATTTCAAAAATACATCCTTATTATTTTCGGAAGCTTACAGATGTTTATTGGTTCTCTAATGACTCTATTTAGTAGCGTTGCGTATCTTTTTAGTGGGAAGCACGGAATGTTTTTTAACATGCCATTTGAAAAAGAACAGAACAATAAAAAAAATGAAAGTAGTAAAATGTTTAAACAATTAAATAAAGCATCAATATTAAAATCAGGAGATGATAAAATATTGATAAAATCCGGATGGTCCAAATTTGCGGCAGCCTTCGGTTTCGCCTATTTTATCCCAGTCGATAAATTAACATACGGAACCCAATTTTATATAACAGAAAAAAGTTCTTTTATTGACCGTTTCCAGTATTTCTTTTTTATAATGCTCATTATGCTTTTTATTGGAACACTGCCGAGTGCTTTTCAGGGTGGGTCTTCCGGAATTGCGTTTGGTATCATTTTCGGAATAATTATGTATACGATATTCGCAAAACGCATATATAATGAAAAATATCAAACAGACCCTTTTCCGAATATGTCATCACTACTTGATAAATACAAAAAATATTATAGTGGAAGTGATGATAATAAGAAGATAATCGAAAATAATGATGAAGGAAAAACACAATATAATCGTTTATCAAATGAATATAATTATAATGATTTATCAAGAACGATTGAAAGAGTTCAAGGAGACCTTCAAAAAGCAATTGATGATTATTCAAAAGCTTATATAAAAGTAAATACCGACGGGACATTAGAACCAAATGATGACCCATTTACTAAGAAACTTAAAAAAGCGAAAGAATTTAAAAATAAAGTAGGTGAAGGCGCTTCAAATGTCGGTAAATCAATTTCAGAATCAAAAGTTGGTAAATTTGTTTCAGAAAAATCAGCAAAAGTTAAAGAAAAAGTTAAAGAACAATTTTACGGTAAAAAACCAAACCAAGAAAATTACGGACTTGAAATGAATAATATTGCTCCACAAAAATAAAATCAAAGTAAAAAAAATAATTAGAATGAAACATCCCAAATAACATAAAACAAATAATGTATCTTATATTATGTCCCAACTATTTATTTTCCGTCGCGATTTACGAATTCAGGATAACACCTGCCTAAATTTCCTACACGACTACCCCGAGCCCATCATCCCCATTTTCATTTTCGTCCCCGAGCAAATAGACCCAGCTCTCAACCCATATTTCTCCAATAATTGCGTCCAGTTCATGTGTGAGTCGCTCGAAGATTTAGAGAAGAACATCGAAAAGCAAGGAGGAAAAATGAGCTACTTCCACGGAGATCCAATCAAAGTAATCGAAAAAATAATGAAAAAGCACAAAATAGTTCGTCTGGGTGTGAATCAGGACTATACCCCATACGCGCGCGCCCGTGATGAAAAGATAGAGGCCCTCTGTAAAAAGAAAGGGGTCGAGTTCGTCTCAAAGGAGGACATCTGTATCCAACCGGTCGGTTCCGTAAAGACGGGCGCCGGAACAATCTATAAAAAATACACGCCCTTCTACAACAAGGCCAAAGAACTCCCAGTAAGGAAGCCTCTTATTCTGACGAAATACAACTTCGCCGACGTCCATTTTGAAAAACACTCCCTCACGAGGTATTATAAGAAGAACCCACACCTCTTACACAATGGCGGGCGCGAGAATGCGCTCGCCCAGTTGAAGCATATCCCCAAAAATTACCAGAAAACCCGTAATACGCCCAGTATTCCAACTACGGAATTGAGCGCCTACAACAAGTTCGGATGTTTATCGATTCGGGAGGTTATGAGCAAATTGGACGAGGAAATCTCGCGGGAACTCTATTTTCGCGATTTTTACTATAATATTGTCTATTTTTATCCCCATATCATTGGAGGGGCTTTCGACAAGAAATGGGACAAAATCAAATGGGACAAGCCGGACCCTAAGCTTCTGGACGCCTTTTACCAAGGGCGGACTGGCTACCCAATCATCGACGCGGGGATTCGCCAAATGACGACGACTGGCTTCATGCACAACCGCGTGAGGATGCTGGTCGCCAGTTTTTTCACAAAGGATTTGCTGTATGATTGGCGGATCGGGGAGCGCTTTTTTGCGAATCATCTTTACGATTATGACCCAACGCAGAACAATTGTGGTTGGCAGGTTGTGGCGGGGGTGGGCCCGAGTGCGCTCGATTGGTTTCGTGTAATGAACCCCGCGCTCCAAACGGAGAAGTTCGACCCCGAGTGTGTTTATATAAAGGAGTGGGTTCCAGAGTTGGAGAAATATAGCGCGAAACAGATTATGAATCAGGAGTGGGACGTGAAGGACTACCCGAGGCCGATTGTGGTTCATGATGAAAGGAAGAAGAAGATGATGGCGGTTTATAAATCGGTTCCTTCATAGTCGTTTTACATAAATATATTTTATTGAAATATATTATGGATAAAAGACATTTCACGGTTGTTATTGGTTCTAAGGAACACGGATTATATATTTCTTCAAAACCATCTTCCGCTGCTAAAAAAGCGGTTAGCAAACTTTGCGATTCTAACAAGAGTAAAAAGGTTGAGTTTTCTTTAAGAGAGATTACACAAGGCTCTAAGAAGAAGACTTACGGACCATATGTAGGAGAAATGAAAAAACTGAAAAAGCCGATTGAATTGAAAGGGCGCGTAATTCGCCACGAGATAAAACTTCATTTGAAAAAGGGAAAAAGTTCTACAATAAATACTGTTAAAAAAATGAGGGGGGGGGAAGAGAATGAACCCACAATTCCATTAAATGGAAACATTAAGTCTTTCGGAAGGTTTATTAATACATATTTTCCTAGAAATAATGAAGGAATAAAAATAGATATATTACAACGTATTCGTAGTTTATCAAAAAAATTAAGTTATGTACCACAATATATATTTTATATATTTCGGACATCTCCAAAACCAACCAAAATTATATCTGCTGGTATAATATCGGGTAATGCTGTAATATCTAATTATTCTGGATTAAGATTACAAGAAAAAAATTATTTATTTCTAAGGTGTTTATTATCAAGAGAAACCGGAAATCGTGGAGGAACAAGCGCAATACATCACATACTTACAAAATTACCAGAAACTTATAGTGGCATTTGTTTAAGTACTACAAGGAGTCCTATGGATTATTATATGAAGCTTGGTTTTACTGTGTATAAGGGAGCAGATAATATTCTGATATTGGATAAAACACGGGAAAATATTGAAAAATTAAACGGAATTATACAAAAAAGAGGTGAAATAACCACAGAATTTCATTCAACTTATCCAAATAATATAATAACTTAAATCCATCGCAACTTATTTATATAATATCATTATATTATATATTATATGATTGTGTCAAAGTTCATATGGAACTTCTTCCAAGAAGTCATCGCAAACAAGGATAACAGTCCCACGAAAACTTCTGTCCTCATGTATGCGTATTTTCAGATGCTCTATAATTTAGGGACCTTATTTGAACCCGCCGGAATCCCAAGTAGCGACCGAGTTTCCCCCCTTAAAAACGCGCCCCTCATAAAAAACTACATCTCCAAATCAACTGCAGATTTACTTCCGACCGTATTATATATTGGTCATCGCGCCTTCATGAAAAAGCTGTATCCGACCTCAACCCAATTAAGCGCACCCGATTTCAGAATAAATATGGTCCCAATTTTAACAAATATGACGCCCGACATCATAGCCTACGCGGAGTCCCACTTAACTGAAAAAGCTCTTGAATTACAAAGGGCCGGCTTCTCCACGAAGAACACGACTGGATTACCGGCGGACTATACCGGTTCGACCAGCGCGACCCCGAGCCCCAAATGGGAGCAACTCATTGTCCCAACTGGCGCCGTTAAAGGAACCAACAATTTACCGCTCATCGTCCCCTCGAATCCACTCTCGTTCAAGGTCCAGAACTTTTTGGGGGCGAATTTCTACAAGAACCGCGGGTTCGCCGTAAATCCAACTGCGAACATTATTGATTTAAGCGCGAAAATATCTACGACGTGGGAAGGCGGTTTGAAGAATGAGATGGATCGCTTACTGGATGTATATAAGAATTTAGATGACCGCAAAAAAGTAATTGCGGAGTTTTTTGCGGGGTCATCCTCGCAAACGCTCCCCCCAACTGGTTTTTTCATTTGTATCGCGGAGCAGTTGTCCCAGAAATACAAGCAATCGACCCAGAACGACCTCAAAATGTATTTTAGTTTGGCGGCCGGAATATTTGATGCGGGAGTGAGCGCGTGGTATTATAAGGCCACATACAACCAAGGGCGCCCCATCAACCTGATTCGCAATTATTATGCGAATAAGACGGTCGCCTCTTGGACCCCTCTTTCAACGCCCATTTTGGGGAAGCAGTGGTTGCCTTATCAGGAGTTCAACTTTGTTACACCGCCTTTCCCCGACGTGGCCAGCGGCCATAGCACATTTTCGCGTGTAGCTTCGAAAATATTGAATTGGTGGTTCGGTAATCCGGCTCTGTATGACGGGTTTTCAACGGCGACGATTCCTAATATAAATCTGTTGTGTCCTTCCCTGAATATCAATGATAAAACTGTCAGTATTGGTGAGTATGTTTTTGATAAAGGTTGTAGCTCAATTGAGCCGGACATCACACCGAAGGCGCGGACTGTCTTGCGTTATAAAACTCTGGATGAACTTGCGAGTGATGCTGGTCTTTCAAGAATATACGGAGGAATTCATTCATTCCAGACGAACGAGGTCAGTCAGGAATTGGCGGATTGGGTTTATGAAAGGACCATTGCAAAATTGGTAGGGGAGTTTAAGTTCATTTCTCCAAAAAATTAGTATTACTTGAATGATATAATATATTATATATTTTATCATAAATAAATTTATCTAAATTCCGTTAGGAAGCTTTGTTTATAGTATGTGATAACTTAAAAATTGATGGTAAATTATAACAAAATAATTACAGTATTTGATACAACTCAAAAAACACGCAATGTTTACCTTTTCGAAGACAAAACAACAAAACCTTAAAGCCAGAGCTTATGCCAGAGCTAGGGCCAGAGCTCTGGCCAGAGCTGCTTCCAGAGCTGCGACCAGAGCTGCGACCAGAGCCAAAGTCGCAAATAAGATTGCGAAGAAGGTGATTAAAAGAGCAAATAAAATAGCTCTTGCAGTTGCTTCCATTACTTCGCAAGGTCCTAAAAAGGATAAAGCGACGGACACTCTGAAAAAAGCGGTTCGAGCTGCTAAGAGTGCAAAAGCGGTCGCAGTACGTGAGAGCGAAATTGCTCAACAAAAAAACCTGAAAGCCAGATCTTTGGCGAAAAAAGCGCGTGGAATTACACGTGTTGCAGAACCAGTGCAACCACCCGCTTTGAAAGTCGCTTCTTCATCTGGAATTCCAGTTCAAGGAGTCGCACAGGAAGCCGATCAACTGCCTGCTTCGGATGTCGCACAGGAAGCCGAGCAAGTGTCCGCTTCTTCGGGGTTTGAAAAATTTGCGGAACGCCTAAAGGCGAACGCAAAATCATTGTGGACAAAAGTGTGTGAAATTGCACGTGTTGCAGAACCAGTGCAACTGCCCGCTTCGGATGTCGATTCTTCATCTGGAATTCCAGTTCAAGGAGTCGTACAAGGAGCCGAGCAAATGCCCGCTTCGGATGTCGATTCTTCATCTGGAATTCCAGAACAAGGAGCCGAGCAACTTCCAGCTTCTTCATCTGAAAAATCAGAACACGCATTTGCACAAGGAGCCACGCGAGAGTATAGGATGTTCCTCCGGACTCTCGCATGTTTTTTTCCGAAGTTCTCGTATGACGACGACGATAATGCAAATGACTCCGCAAAGTCATCTGCACAGGATACCATGCGCGAAGCTCTTAAAAGCGGCAAATACCAAGTTCGTATTTCGCCCAAGCACAGCGGTAGTCTCGGCCTGTGGAACATCGAGAAGCGCTTCTTCCAAGCGAAGAACAGTGCGTCAAATAAGTTCACTAAGACGAGCCAAATCGTTCTTGCTAACATTATTGCGTCCTTCTGTAAGGGAGACACTCTTGAAGAGAAACTCGCCGCAGCAAAGCAAAAAATCGAGCTCATCGAAAAAGAGTGCCGTGGTTTGTGCATCGGCATGGAGGTGGTGACGCGGGGCGGTATAACCGGCGAACACGGCGACACGCCACACGTGAATTACGCGGTGGTGACCTCCATTTGCCGAACTTATACGAACGGTCCCGACCGTTTTTTCGGCGCCAGCGAAGTCATTGAATTCTGCTGCAAATATGGGTTGCTGTGGAACGAGGCATTCATCATCACCAGCGTGGATGCTTTTGATAAGTTTTGCAAGATGCATGACGAGAACCTCGTCAATGGAACCGATTCTACCGTGATTCCATTGTTGCGTCAACTTGCGAATACGCACATTCCCGCCATTTCGCACTCTGAACTTCAGGGTGAAATCTTGGAAGGTGTGGTCGTTCGCTTAGAGCCACGTGAAGACAAGACGTGCGCCGATTTGGCAACTGAAACCTTAAAAGGTTTTTCTCTTGAATCGCTTCGCGCTTTTTCCAATGAATTGGACGCGATTTGGTCCAAATGTGGCAGAGACGATAAATCTTTTGTCAAGTGCATTCAACAAAAACTGGATGCCTTTTGGGGAAGTGACGAAATAACCCTCCTTTCAAAAGAAGAGGCTGAGACGATTCTTGCCTCAATTGTGAGCATGAAGCCACTTGACGAAAGCCATGTAGTTGGATCTTCGGAAACAACTGGGATTCAGGGACTCGTTGCCTTGATGAGGAGCGACAAAGCATATAAGAAAAATGTGTGCTTTAAGGGCCTCCGACTCCGAGATGGAAGCGTCTGCTTCATCGTTCACGTCCTTTTGGACAAGGTATTCGCTACTTTCAAAGAAAGTGCTCCAAAAGGAACGATCCCGCTGTACCGTGGATACAGCTTCATTGTTGAAAATTCGGCCACGGTCCAGTCTATTCGCATTTCGCATATGCACGACGCTCCGGCGACACCCGTGTCTTTGGATTCTTCTTCCCCCCCCCCGCTTTCTTGCATGTTCAAAGCGAAGTACATGCCATACATGATTCGCACATTCATCATGCGCAACTGTGGTGGGCGCTTGTTTGAAGAACTCATGAAGGGAGACCCATCTGCGATTTCCAAGTACAACGAGTCGATTGTGAGATATCTCAAATCATGGGTTACATCTACGCAGATGAAGAGCGAAGCGTTTGCTAAGTACGAAATATACTTGATTGGCTGGGGGAAGTTTATTTTGGAGCAAGTTCGTACCGGAGGACTTGTAGAGTTCAAGAGATATCTTGAGCTCATTCAAGTGTATAAGAGCATGAGGGGTCCCAGTGTTTCTGGGAGTGACTCATTCGTTCCACCCCCTAACGGGAGCCTAGTGGTTGTGACATACCCATGCGATGTGCCTGCGCAATGCAACACCGCGTTTCATCAGCAGATGGTTGAAAAATATGGCGCATCCGCACACATTCTCTTTGCCAGCGAAAAGGGTAAAACATTTGAGGATCTCGGACGTTTCAGACAACTCGTCAAGAACGGGACAACAATTGTTCTCGTTGTCAGCCTTACAGCGAACGGTCTTTGTAAAGAGATAGAAGCAATGGTGAACTCGATGAGTCAGGTGGCGTGGTGGGTATACAGTGGTATACCCGATGTTCAAAAACCATTTGAAAACATGGACAAGGGAGTTGCCAAGGGTGCAGAGAACAAGAGTAAGAAGTGGGTCAGCTTCTTGAGCAATTCCATTCGTCCAGAGAACATGATCGTTCCACCACACCTCGCGGGACCCAACGTCTCCATTCCTAAGGATTTTGATTTAGCATCCTTTTTCCCCGATGCTCCAATTGACCTTAGATGCTTGTTGGAAGAGATGCAAAAGAGACCGGTCTACTCACCTGACTGTGAATCAAAGGTCTGTGTTATCACATTTCCAGCGATTCCGGGAAGTGGAAAGTCAACTCTCGCATCTGAAAAAATCAGGCGAAGAATTGCAGAATTGACTGGCTATGAAGTCTTTTTTCTGGATGGAGATGATCCAGTATTCAAGAAGGCCAAATACTGGCCAACTCTATGGGACCACATCAACCTTCTCCCCCTTTACGGTGGGAAGTACCTCTTCATCGCCAGCAAAAACGCGCCAGTCGGGGGAAAAGGAGATCTGTACAAGGACATTCGGGAAAAGTGTCCTGCTGGTGTTAAGTTCGCGGTTGCTTTGGCCGAAGAAGGAGGCATTACACCGGATGGTTTCCCATTCAGTCTGGAGTATCTTGCACTGTGCATGAGTCGGGTTGTTCGTCGAACCAAACAGGACCACAACGGTCTTTTCGGTCGGGATGCTTGGCAAATTTCGACCATGTTTTACAACATTTACGCGGGGCTCAGTCGTAGAGACATGTTAAAACGCATCGCTGTTCTTACCGAGAGCGTCATAGACTTGCCAGTCGTGTCGAAAGAGGCTCCACAAATGCCAGAAGAATTGCAGGCACTACTCCACTCGTGCATTCGTGGAGACTCGTTGGACGGGAGTGGCAAATCTACCAATTCGGTTCCTACGGAGCTTGTACTTAAAGCTTTTGAGGAGCACACCGAATACTTGGCCAGCATCAAAGTTCCGCTTGCTGATTACGAAGAAGCCTTCGTTCAACAGGTCAAGAGATTGTTGGAAGAACTTGAAAGTTCGTCAGTCGTGAAACCGGATGCTCCTGATTTTGAGTATGTCGGTGCGTTTGTCAAAGATGAAACGGCTTATGCCAAGGTGCTTTCCTATTTGAAGATCGAACGAAAAAACAGTGAGAAGCCTCACGTGACCCTTTTGCATTCGAAAAACAAGGGCGCACAAGAGTTCTTTCAGACCATGTTGGAGCACATAGGTAAGGAAGTGTCCGTATCTGTCGATGCGATTGTTATGTCATCAACATCAAACCAAATCGCCTTTCAGGTCAACTCAATGACCTTTTTAGACGGAACTGAGGTTCCTGTTGTCAACAGCTGGCCACACATGACTATCTCGTGTGAATCTGGGTGTGCGTGGCTGTCAAACGGTCTCCCTCAACAGGTTGAATATGGAACAGCAACGAAAATGTTCATCGAGCCTATCACATTTACCTGTGTGGTCGATTGGGTGAAAAAGTGATCCAGTCTGGAAACCTTTTTTATGTGTAAAATAGTTGAAATTTCAACTAAAAAAAATATAAATTATAAGTTAAAAGAAACCGCTGGACATATTCCAATCCATACGATTGAGAAGCTTTCCGCAATTATAAGAATAGACCGCTGTATCATAGAGAAGAACCAGTTTCTACTGGTGCTCTTACCGTTTATCGAACTTATAATGACTATTATTTACCAACTTAAATACATTTGTATTTTATAATAATTTATAAAATCAAAATCTTTGATTTTGATCAGTTTCTACAAAGCCATCAAATATACATCCTTTCGTCATCTGAGCCAACTTCTGAGCCAGCTTCTGAGTCTTCTTCTGAGCCAGCTTCTGAGCCAGCTTCTGGGTCTTCTTCTGAGCCAGCTTCTGAGCCAGCTTCTGGGTCTTCTTCTGAGACAACCACAAAATGAGACAGTCTCAGAGTAAAATCACCAATCTCTTCATCTGTATCTGGTTTAAATTGAGAACCGCTAAATTGAGAACAACACATTTGGTTAAATCTGTGATGTTTCAAGACAATTGACACCTTATTGCTTTCTAAAAATGACTTAATGTCAAGATAAGCAGAAAAATAAGTATTCGAGTCTGATGTATCCGTACAAAATGTGATTTTACAACTATCTCCATATAGTAAATTAACACTTGGATTTATGACTACCCGAGTAAAATCATAAAGTTCGAAGAACGATTCAAAATCAAAAGTTTTAACTATAACTTTTGCTTTGTAATTATTCGAAAAAAACACAATGTTATTTTGGAAAATTACCAAAAAAACTTTGAACTTTTCATCTCCATCTTCATCAAAAAAGACATATTCATAGAATCCTAAGTTACCTTCTTGGTCACACAATTTCTCATTATTTGAGTTGACAAATTCGATTCGTTCAGTTGAATCAAATGAACAAACCGCTTTGCTTGAATCATAATGTATGTTCAAAACATAGTCAGAACTTTCATTCGAATCTGAAAACTTTTCGTAAAAGTATTCGGTTCGACCATCACCAGACTGGACTGAATAAACGATAAACCACGAACAACAATCAAATTCGATGGTTGAATGAACAATCGCTTTAGAATTTTCTGGTAAATTCCAAATGAATACATGAACCGGTATCGATCGACTTCCTCCGGATTGAAAATTATTTATTAAAACCTTTGCCATTTTAATTGAATATTTCCTTAAAAATTAGCGTAATTTTACTATCAATTTCTACATTTTTTATAAAAAATGAACAATTGTTCATTTTATACTTCTACTGATTCTTCTTCCTGATCAAATTCTTCATCTTCATCAAAACCATATAGCGAATCAGAATTATTCATCTCATATCGTTCTTCATCACAAGAGTCTTCATCATCTGTATCTCCATTGTGCTTTCCTTGATGATGAACTATAATATGTGAATGATAATCGTATTTAAGAGAATCTTGATTGACTGATCTTTGATCCGGATTTTTCTCAAAAGTTATAGTTAAATTTTGAATTTTTCTTTGTTTATTATGTTTGTACATAGTACAATCATAGTTAACATTAAAAACGATCATTAATATTCCATCTCTTGACAAATTTAAATACAAACTAACATTTCTATCGCGACGAGAATAAATTTCATAATCAGGATCAAAACTAACTGAGTTCATATGAAAACAATTCTCATTTTCTAAATGAATTTTTTCTACATCATCGCATTTAATTAAACGAAGAAGGAATTGATCAATTCGAATAAAAATTATTTTGTCATTGAAAACAACTGCCCAAGAGCAATCCCCAATTTCAAAAATAAATTTAGAATCTCGAATAAGACAACCTTCATCAATGTGTATAATATGAACGGAATGTTCAGAACAATAATGATATTCACTTTGTCTTGATTTATGTCTATATTCAAATAATCCATAAAATAATATAGTTTTAGTTCCACCGATAAGGAAATGGTATCTGCTCATATCTGAATCTTCAATTTGTTCCTCAAACAAATAATCCAAATTTGGAACATGAATCCATTCATCCGATTCTTCATCCGATTCAGTACATTCCACTGAATCTGAATAAGGAATTCTGATAGGAAAAATAATAGTTAATCCATCATATTTAAATTTTGTTGATGCCATCTTTTTAATCCCTAAAAACAACTACATATTTTTCATCAATTTTTCACTATTATTATCTAAGTTATATAATAACAATAATGAAAAAATATGATATAATAATAGTTGGTTGTGGAATCTCCTGTTTATACTTTCTCTCACTGTGTCGCGTCCGTAATTTGCGAATCTGTATTTTAGAGAAGTCATCCAGAGTTGGGGGCCGTATTCACTCGGTCTCTATTGAGGAAGGTGCGCCCCCAATCGAAACTGGCGCCCTCCGTTTCAACAAGAATCACGTCCTCTTATTACAACTCCTGCGCCATTATAACATCTCCTACGCCCCCTTCATAACAAAGACGAACATCAAACTCAGTAAGGAGCTTAACCGCAAATTGAGCCGGTTTTTGAAGGAATGTAAGCGAAAGCGCTATAATTATCAAACATTCGCATCCGTTGCGACCAACTATTTCACGGAAGAGGAATATACCCTCTTGAAGAAGTGGTATGGATATAATGAGGACTGGGAAGGGTCCAATTGCGCCAATTTAGCCCGACAAATCTCAGAGGAAGATGAAGATCAGTATTATCACGTCCCCGCCGGACTGACTACACTTGTTGAAGCCCTATATGCGGACATCTCAACGTGTTCAAATTATGAGTTTTTTATGAATGAAAAAGTCGTAAAAATTGCGGATGACAATAATATTTACACAAGCGGGGGCCACCACTATACTGCGGACCACATCATTTTGGCGTGTCCCAACATCGAGGCCATCGCGGGGCTTGACGCGTTTGCTCCCGTTCTTAAATCCGTCGGCCAACAGAAATTGAACCGCATATACGCTAAATTTAGGGACGGGAGCTGGTTCCCGAAACAAGTCATTCACGCCTCAACAACTATCCGCCAGATTATTCCAGTAAGTGCGGACGTGATTATGATATCATATACCACCGGAAATGACGCTAAATACTGGATTGATTCGGAAATGAACGGGACCCTCTGGCCTGATTTAGAGAAGCAGTTGCGTGCGATTTTTCCGAAGGCGAAGCTCGAACGCCCCCTCTGGATAAAGCAGAATTACTGGAACGCGGGGACTCACTACTACCGGCCCAATTTTATTCCGAAGCGGACCCAAGCCATTTCATTCAAGCCGACCGCCAATAATATTCATATCATTGGGGAGCGGTTTTCATTGGTTCAGGGATGGATAGAGGGCGCTTTACAAAATGCACGGGAATTCTATAGGCGATATTTGCGGGGAGATTTTAGGAAGGAGCCGGTTTATAAAATGAGTGAGGTCAGGCGACATAACACACTTGCGGACGCATGGATTGTTTTATACGGGAATGTTTATGATATAACGGACTGGGTCAAAATACACCCCGGCGGGGAAGTCATCAAATACGGCATTGGAAAAGACGCGACCGAGATTTTCAAAAGGGTCGGACACAAGGATGACGCGCTTGAATATGTGAATAAATACTATATTGGAGTTCTTCATTCATAAATTGTGTTTTTTACAAATAAAATACACATCCTTTTAGAATGGTTGATTCCAGATTTTATTAGTTCATCTAAATTTTCAGAGGATTCCAGCGTTCTAATTTGAAATGGAGATTTTGATATATAATAGACGATACAATAACTAAATTTGGATTTATAAATATAGAGAAATGGGTCTGTGAAGGCTTCATTAAATAGGTCGGACTCTTTTTCCGTATTCATAAATTATAATAATATATTATTATGTATTTTACGAATTATTATATATTATTATAATATAAATCATGTCTTGTATTGGATACACCGCACAGAGATGTTGGGCCATTGGAAACTTGAATCAACAGTATCAGAACAAGCTTTTTCTTGAAACGCATGATTTTGAAAATTATTACGTGGGAGGACGTCCTTTTTACCGACCAATTCCTAAAATCCCTGAGTATGATTATATAGAATTGGAAGCACTTTATTTCATATTTTTTTATGAATATGAAGGAGTTAAATACGTAGTTATTCGAAGGCGGTAGTAAATCCATAAATAAACTAACAGATAATAATATTATTATAAAATATTATAATATTTACATAAAAAGACCTATTACAGTTATTTTCAAAAAAAGTATAGTTTTTTCAAATAAAAATATAGCTTTTTTTAAATATATCTGTAAAAACAATTAAGCATCAACCCTCCCTCTGATTATTTATAACTAATAATTCAGTTTTAGAATTACAAGCAAATAATCAAAGCAGTTGAACAGATTAAAAACTCGAAGAGTTTTTAATCTCTTGAGTCTTAAAGACGAAGTCTTTAAGACTGACGGTTGTATAAGATACATGAATCATGTTAAACTCATGTATATCTAATAAAATCCAAAATCATATATATTTTCTGTTAAGATCAGACCCGAATTTTTATTATTAGATAATTAGACATTACAACCTATCTAAT